AAAAGCAAAAAATGGTGTACATACTCAGGTCTCAGACCTAGTAGTTACACTTGACACTTCAAATAACGTAGCAGTTTCTGAATATGGAATTACATATTCAAACGGAACAGAATTAGCAGCAGTAACTGCAGATTATTCTGGATCGGATGTAAGAATTAGAGTAACACCAGCAAACAATAACACAGAAGTTATGGTTGTTGGAATACTAATTAAATAATTAAATAACGAGGTTACGGGGTTCCTTTTAAAAACCCCACCAAAAACAATTAGGGGATATGTGAACTTAAATGGCAACAGTAGATAAAAACTTTAGAGTTAAAAATGGTTTAAATGTAGCAGGTACTGCCACATTTGATACTGGTGTAGTCATTGGAAGTGCCCCAATTGCTTTTGATTCAACCACAGGCAGACTTAAGATCCAGGTAGATGGATCCTGGGTCTCTTTTGCACATACAGCTGATATTGTTGATCCAACATCAACAATTAACTTTATGGATATTGGATTAGCTATAGACTATGATGGCAATCCCACATATATTGTCCAGGCAAATGGAGTATATCCATCTGGCACAAGTAAATTCGCAGACGGCGGAACCCCAACAACAACTAATTTTGATATGTACTTCGATCCAGGTACTATCTAATAGCTTTGCATATGGATTAAATGCTATAATTTCTAAGGGAGAAATAAAATGTCAACAGTAAGAATTCAAGTAAGAAGAGGAACAGCAGCTCAATGGACAGCAGCTAATCCAGTATTAGCAGCAGGTGAAATGGGATATGAAACAGATACATCCCAAATTAGAGTTGGCGATAACGTCAACACATGGAGCGCATTACCTGTAATAAATGAAACACAAGCAGGTTTTCAAAACGCTTTAGCGCAGTATGTAGAGATATCAGATAGAAATGTTGCAGACGGCGTAGCAGCATTAGATCCATCTGGCAACCTTTTGGTTCCTGGATCATCTATAATTATTGAGGGTGCGACAAATAATGCGTTTGAAACAACATTATCTGTAACAGACCCAACAGCAGACCGCACAATTATACTCCCAAATGCAAGCGGAACTGTAGCATTAACATCAGATATTGCAGAGCTAGCACAAGATTCTATCAACGATTCATTAGTTGCTGGAACTGGTATTACAAAAAGTTATGATGACGCAGCAAATACATTAACTGTTTCTGTAGACACATCAGCCATTCAAGCCCGTGTAGCAAATATTTCAGATACAGAAATTGGATACCTAAATAATGTAAGCTCAAATATTCAGACACAATTAGATGCAAAATTTGCTTTAGCAAGTGCTAGCACTACAAATATTGCAGAAGGTACTAATTTATACTTTACAAATGAAAGAGCTCAAGATGCAGTAGGCACAATCATGGGTTCTGGACTTACTTATAATGATGCAGGGGATACTATAGTTGTAGATACATCTGTAATTGCAACAAGAACTTTTGCACAAGATACGGTAAATACAGCAGTATCTGATCTAGTTTCAGCGGCACCAAGTACATTAAACACACTAAATGAGCTTGCAACGGCATTAGGAAATGATGCTTCATTTGCAACAACAGTTACTAATTCAATTGGAACAAAGTTGGCTTTATCAGGCGGAACCATGTCTGGTAACATATCACTTGGTGATAATAAAGTAATTAACTTAGCAGCACCAACTGCAGATAATGATGCAACAAGAAAAATTTATGTTGACTCTGCATTAAGCTCTTCAATTGCTACTGAAGTTACAAATAGAGACTCAGCAATTGCATCTGCAATTGCTACTGAGGTAATAAATAGAAACACAGCAATTTCAACTGAAACAACAAATAGAAATAGCGCAATAACAAGTTCAATTAATGGAGAAGCTACAAATAGAGACTTAGCAATTACAAACCACGCAGCAGTTACTACATCAGTACATGGAATTGCTAATACTGCAGAGCTTGCAACCAAAGAATTTGCAGCAAGTCTTTTGACTGGAGCAACTAAATCAAATATTGTTATAACAGGCGATAAAAATGGTTTAACTATAACATCAGAGAATGGTGTTTCTGATTCAACAACAGACAATTTGGCAGAAGGAACAACAAACCTTTATCTTACAAATGAAAGAGTAGATGATCGTGTTGACGCACTTATTAGCGTATCAAGTGGATTAACAAAGACCTACAATGACTCAGCTGGGACACTTAATTTTGCCCCAGACACAACAGTATTAGCAACTCGCTCATTTGTAGACACTGCAAAAGCAGATGCAATTTCTACAGCAAATGGACAAGCAACAACTGCAATAGCCACAGCAATTGGAACCGAAGTTACTGATAGAAATTCAGCAATTGGTACACACGCAGCAGTAACTACAACAATTCACGGAATTGCAAATACAGCAAATCTTGTTGCTACAACAGATACTGGCTCAGTTACAAGTACAATGATTGCAGATGGAACAATTGTAAATGCAGATATTAATGCATCAGCTGCAATTGCATTAAGCAAACTTGCTACAGATCCATTAGCTCGTGCAAACCATACAGGGACTCAGCTATCCTCTACCATATCAGATTTCAATGAAGCAGCTCAAGATGCTATTGGTGGAATTCTTGGTTCTGGGCTTACATATAATGATGCTGGAAATGCAATAACAGTAAACTCCTCAGTAGTTCAATTAAGAGTAGCTAATGTTGATGATACAGAAATTGGATACTTAGATGGTGTTACCTCAGCAATTCAAACACAAATAAGTGCAAAAGCACCACTTGCTTCTCCTGCACTTACTGGCTCACCAACAGCACCAACAGCGGCAGCAGCAAATAATAGCACTCAGATAGCTACAACAGCTTATGCTGATCGGGCAGCATCCAATGCAGCTTCTGCATTGGTAGCAGCATCACCAGCAGCACTTGATACTTTAAATGAGTTAGCAGCAGCTCTTGGCAACGATGCTTCATTCTCAACAACAATGACAAATGCTTTAGCAGCAAAAGCACCACTTGCTTCCCCAACATTTACTGGTACAGTAACTCTTCCAACAGGAACGGTTACTTCAACAATGATTGCAGATGGAACAATTGTTGATGGAGACATAAATGCCTCAGCAGCAATTGCTCAGTCTAAGATTTCAGGACTTTCAGCAAGCCTTGGATTAAAGGCTAACCTTGCAGCACCATCATTTACTGGTGGAGTTACAGTTGATGCTTCTGGAGTAGTATTTACAGATGGAGTTCAAAACAAAGCAGGCGTTCCGTCTTTAACTCCAATAGGACCAACTACTTCAGCAAGTTGTACTCTTGATGCACTTGGAACATCAGCAGCAAATAAAGATTCTATTCAAGCACTTTCTGGTGCAGTAGCTATAACTTTTGAAGCTACAGGAAATGCAAAATATTCAATTGGTTCTTCTATAACTTTCTACCAGTCATCTGGAACAGGTGCAAACTTTGTTGAAAGCGGAATAACCCTATTAGCTACACCAGGAAAAACATTGAGAACAACAAATTCATCAGTAACAATAACAAAGATTGCAGCAACAACTTGGTTGTTAGCTGGAGACTTGAAAGCATAATTGAGAAATAGGAGAATAATATGTCAAAAAATATAGGTAGAAGAGCATCTGCTCAAGATAACTTTACGGGCCCAGAGCCAGTAACAAATGTCACAGCAACAGACGTAGGAACCGCCCGCCCATACGCAAGCGGTGCTATTCAGGTTTCTTGGACACCTCCAGCAAATATATCTAATATTCCAACAGGATATAAAGTATATAAAGCAGGAGTTTTGCAGGCTACAGTTGCCTATGGTACAAATACTGTACTTATAGAGGGCCTAGCGCCAGGATCTACCCATACGTACGCAGTTTCATCCTACGACTCTTATTATGATTCATCAGCAAATGCTGTACAGGCTTCAAGCACACCAACTGTAACTACAGTTCCAGGTATACCTACTTCAATGTCTGTTACGTCATCTGTTAATGGAATTGACGTTTTATCATGGGCTGAAGCAAATACTGGAGGAAAACCAATTACCTCTAGACGGTATGCATCAGTTAACGATAGCCCAACAAAAACTGGAACTGGCGCAAGCCCACAAAATGTTACAAATGAGCCAGGAACAGCACAGAGCTATGATGTATTTTTAACAAATGCAAATGGAGAAGGTTTAGCAGGTCGAGTAGGCCCAGTTACAACATTCTTCGCACCGCCAGTATTCTTTGGTCCACCAGCGTTCTTTTCACCACCAGCGTTCTTTTCACCACCAGCGTTCTTTTCACCACCAGCGTTCTTTTCACCACCAGCGTTCTTTTCACCACCAGCGTTCTTTAGCCCGCCAGTATTCTTCTCACCACCAGCGTTCTTTAGCCCGCCAGTATTCTTCTCACCACCAGCGTTCTTTAGCCCGCCAGTATTCTTCTCACCACCAGGGTTCTTTAGCCCGCCAGTATTTTTTGGTCCGCCAGTATTTTTTGGTCCGCCAGTATTCTTTAGCCCGCCAGTATTTTTTGGTCCGCCAGTATTTTTTGGTCCGCCAGTATTCTTTTCGCCACCAAGATTTTTTGGGCCACCACCATTTTCAATTGGACCAGAGACTCTTGTTCTAACAGAAAACGGATTGACAAGAGCAGAAAATATAGTTGTTGGAGATAAATTAAAATCTATCAATATACCTTCAATAACAGAAATGTTTGCAGATAAATCAAAACCATTAGACATATCTACTCTTGATCTTTTACCACAAGATGTACGTGATGCAGAAGAAGCATTCACAACTGTTACGGAAGTAAAAATTCATCAAAAAAATGATATCTTAATAATTAATGGAGAATATCTTACAGCATCACACGCTTTAGTTATTGCTCGAGGGGAAGACGTAAAATTTGTTACAGCCTCAGAAATAGTTGAAGGAGATGCAATATGGTCACACAAAGAAAACACATTTGTCCATGTTGATTCTATATCTAGTCAAGAAGGCCTGTTTTACGTATACAGCTTAATTCTAGATCCTCATCCATTCTATTTCACTGACAAAACGTTATCATTTGATAACACTACAGAAATATCAGAATAATATATTGTATATTATTTAAGGTTATGGTATTATATACCTATAAGTAGAGTGGAACAAAATGAATTCATACGAAATTGAAAAAGGCATATGGGTCTACCGTAATGCCTTGCCAGAGAGTCTTGATATAATAAATAGACTTGAGTCATTGCTAGAAGACAAAAATAATTCATATTTTTGGAAGCCTTCAGTAGCGTCAGAAGACTATAGGTCAATAAAAAAAGATTATCGTGACTGCTACGATTTTAAAATTAAAAAGGATCCAACAATTTTAAACAAAAATAAATATTGGCTTGAGGCCGATTCTATTTGGCAAGATTGTTATGATTCAATGATTAATCCAATCTCTGAGTATTCAAATAAATATAAAATCCAAATGAATTATATGGAAGCATTTAATTTTATTAAATATGGGCCAAATGAACATTTCTCTGAACACTCTGATCACGGCCACTCTTATGTCTGTACGCTTTCAGCAGTAGGATATTTTAATGATAATTACGATGGCGGAGAGCTATATTTTAATAATTTTAATTTAAAAATTAAACCAGAAAAGGGAGACCTTTATCTATTTCCATCTACTTATTTATTTTCACACGCAGCCCTACCAGTAACCAACGGCACCAAATATTCTCTAGTCACGATGCTAGATTATAACGATCAATACCATAAAGGAAATTAAAATGTTACCAAATGCAGAATATCTAGCACCAGGAGTACTAGTCTATAGAAATGTATTTACAAAAGAGATGGACCTTATAAATAGACTTGAAGGAACACTTTCCGAAAATGCTTCAGAGCTACAGTGGAAACAAGCAATGACTGGGTACGGAGATACAAATAAAAAATATCGTGATTGTTACGATTTTAAAATTAAGAAAAATGTCGATGATCCAACTGGCAAAAGTGAAGCTACACTTAAGCTTGAAAAGATTTGGGAAGATGCAAAAGAAGCTCAACTTGCGCCAGTAGAAGATTATAGAAGAATGTTTGGGCTTGCTCCATTAAACTATTGGGAGTCATTTAATTTTGTAAAGTATGGTCCAGACCAGCACTTTGATATTCACTCTGACCATGGATATTCTTACATCTGTGTATTATCTTCTGTTGGATACATTAACGATGACTACGAAGGCGGAGAGCTATTTTTTGATAAGCTGGGTTTAAAGATTAAGCCAAAAGCTGGAGATCTATATCTCTTCCCGTCAGCCTATATTTACTCACATGCAGCGATGCCAGTTACATCTGGAACTAAATACTCAATAGTTACAATGCTAGATTATTTAGAAGCACCACATACTCCCGACTATCGTGAAATAGAAAAACGATATACAAAAGATTATCTATAATCTAGAAATACTTTAATGTATACAGTACATGCATACCCAATAGAAAAACATGTTGCAGACATTTGTCCATTATCTTTTAAAAGATCCTGGATGGATGAAACATATGAGGGACACGCATACCACTGTTTTCCAGTAACTTTAGCAAATTCTTTGGGATGGGGCGTGTCGTTTCCAGAAGACATATCTTTTATATGGGATGGAATAACCTCCCCAAACCAAAGTCACATTAAAATAGTTTCTGGAGAGAAGTACATCTCATTAGATAGATCTAATGCAACAATAAGTTTAAATACTGGTATTGTTTTTAAGACAGAAAAAAATGTAAGCCTGCTTACAATGGGTGCGCCAAATGAATTTGTAGACGGGCTCTCACCATTTACAACCATCATTAGTTCCTCATTTTTCCCAGGACAAATGCCTTGTGTTTTTAAGATAACAAAACCAAATGAATTAATTACTATTAAAGCTGGAACGGTACTGTTTTCAATAATACCAATATCTTTATCTGAAATGAATAACTCAAATTTAATTATTGAGGCACCTTCAAGCAAAATGGCATCTCTGTTTGATATGAATGAATATGATAAAAAGAAAAAAGAGATTATTTTTTCTGGAAAATGGACTGGATTTTATAGAAATGCAACGGACCATAATGGAAATAAAATTGGCGAACATGAAGTAAAAAAAATTATTTTTAATATTAAGGAAAATAATAATGAAAGAAATTAAAGTTTATAAAAGCAGTGAAAACTCAGCTAGCTTATCTCAGCTTCCAGTTAAAAGATCATGGATGGACGAAACAGTAGATGCACATGCCTATAGATGTTTCCCAGTAACATTAACAAATTCTTTAGGCTGGGGCCTGTCTTTTCCAGAAGACATATCTTTTATATGGGATGGAATCTCTGACACATCGGGCTCGCATGTAAGAATACTTGAAGGAGAAAAATATTGCTTTACAGAAAGAGCAAATGCAACCATAAGTTTTAAAACAGGTCTAATATTTAAAACAGATTCATCCACCAGCCTGCTACAAATGCCAGTACCAAACATGTTTTGGGAAGGAGCACAAGCATTTACAACAATTATTAGTACCTCATTTTTTAGCGGAGATTTGCCTTGTGCATGGAGAATTACCGTGCCAAATAAAATAATAACAATAAAAGCAAACCAGCCGTTTATATCATTGCTGCCAGTATCCTTGTCAGAACTTCAGAATTCAGAAATGCAGTTCTCTGGCCCAGAAATATTAAAGGCTGTAGACTACACAGAGCAAGAACATTTACAAATTGTAAAAGAAACAGTTGATGAGGGCGGATGGACAAATTTTTATAGAGACGGTGTTGATCCTTTTGGGAAAAAAATTGGGGAACATGAAGTTAAATCAATTAGACTCAGGACAAAACAAATAGGAGAAAAAAATGAATAAAATAATATTCCACGCCAATAGGCTATACAACAAGACTGCAGAAAAATTTAGACCAGTAGTTGCTAAATCTTATGTACCAAAATGGTATTCAAATGCAGATCGATATGAAAAAAATATGGCTACTGGGGAATATTATTTAAATAATGAGGGAGGAAAGCTATTATCATTTAAAGCTTGCCCAGCAATGCTAGACTTATTTACATCAGGATATCTGTATGTGACTCCATGCGATTTAACGTTTTTTAAAAAAACAGATGGAACAATGGACGTTAAAACAGAATTAGGTTTTGAAGATTTTTGTGGAGCAAGACCCGCAATGCCAAATTTTCAAGTACCAGAGGGATACGGTAGCTCTCATTTTCATTGGTATCCGAACTGGGCCCCACAGCTGCCTCAAGGGTACAGCGCACTGTATGTTAGCCCATTAAACAGATTTGAATTACCATTTATAACTACTGCTGGTATAATAGATAATGACAAGATGGATACACCAGGACTTGTTCCATTTTTCTTAAGGAATGGATTTGAGGGCGTATTACCAGCGGGCACACCCTATTTACAGATACTTCCATTTAAAAGAGAAGACTGGCAAATGGATTTTAAATTTTACGAGTATGGTGACATTATAAAAAGACACAATGCTCAGGCAGAACTTTATAGAACAAAAGATGGTGGTTCTTACAAAAAGAACACATGGTCAAGAAAGAAATACGAATAGGAGCTAAAATGCAAAATATGAATCAAGACGTTTCAGAGAGAGTTAGGTTCTCAAGAAAATCAATTACGCCTTCTGGATACTTCGGAGCACAGTCAGAAAATATAGTAGAGCTTGAAGACTTTATAACACTTGAAGAGCAGGATTATCTTTTAAATTTTGCAAAGAATAATAAGTTTTGGGATATAACCGAATCTCAATGGAATGAAAATGGAAACATTATTTATGATCATAGAGTTTGGGAAAATAGAGTAGCAACTGTAAAAACTTTAGAAAAATCCGACCCTAAAGTTATAGAGATATTAAATGTTGTTATTGCAAGAATGAAGCCAATAATTGAAGAGTTCTTCAAGGTTGAAGTTTGGCCTACCTCACCAGCTATAGTTAGATGGCCAGTTGGAACGATGCAGTTCCCACACGCAGACAAAGAGCTTCACGAGGGCCCAGACGCTGGCACAGAAAATGAATTTCCTTGGTATGACATTGGAACAGTATTCTACTTAAATGATGACTACATCGGCGGAGAGCTATTCTTCCCAAAACAAAATATAACATTTAAAACAAAAGCAAGAGGTGCTTACTTTTTCCCAGGAGATCTAAACTATATTCATGGGGTAAATAAAGTAACAGAAGGAACAAGATATACATGCCCATTTTTTTGGACAATCACAAAGCTAGGAACAGATAATGAGCAAAATTAAAAAACATAGATATGATGCATTTTCTGTCTTAGAATTTATGACGGAAGAAGAGTGTAAAAAGGTAATAGCTTATCTAGAATTCCTAGCAGATTCTGGAAATTTAAAATGGAACCAGATTTCTTTTTACGAATCTTACGCTATGGGGTTTTGGGATACGGACATTAACCTGTTAGCATTTGGACTACCAGCAGATTATTTTAAAAATTTAAATGTAAGAATTAGAGAAAAGGTTGAAGAGTGCCTAGGATTTAAGGTCTCTGAAATAAGCTATCATGCACAAAAGTGGATAGAGGGAGCCTTTGCCAGCTTCCATTCAGATAATTGTGATGAAGAAGGAAACCCAACGCCATTTGAAAGAAGTAGATATGCGGCTTTTCTTTATCTAAATGAAGACTTTACTGGAGGTAAATTAAACTTTAAGCATTTTGATCTTTCAATAGAACCAAAGGTTGGAATGCTTGCAGTATTTGCAGGTGGATTTGGAATGGAACATGAAGTCGCAACAGTAAACAGCGGAACAAGATATACAATAGGTTCATTTTGGGATCGAGCAGATGCAGTCTACAGCGAGGAACAAAAAGAAGCTTGGGCTAAAGAGCTTGCAGAGATTAGAGCACTTCAAGATGACATGTATAAAGCTTGGGATAAAGGAAAAGAAATAGGAAATATTCCTATATATAAAAGCAAAGAAGATCTATAATGAATCACGAAGTACTTGAAAAAAGAATTATCTTGTACAAAAATTTAATAGAAAATCCTGTTGCATTTATTCAAGAAATTGAAGACCTCGACATCTTATTACAAGAAAATTCACAAATATCAAAATGGAAAACTTGGTACTCAAGCGATGAAAATCCCACTCCTTACGGAGTTTGGAAAAATGGCATAGAGCACAATTTTTTAAACGAGACAGATATTGATATAAGATGCTCTTCTATAGTAAATGTTTTAAAAAATTCAATAGATTCTTGCGTAGACCACTATTCTAAATTATTAAACATTGAACCTGGAGGAAGGTCACCAGAGTTTAATATAAAAAAATATAACCAGAAACAATCAATGGGAGCACACATAGATTATCAAGAAGATCCCGATAAGCCACAGTCTACTATATCTATTGTTTTTTATTTAAACGATGACTATGAGGGTGGGGAAATTGGTTTTCCAAATCATGGTATTAAAATAAAACCAGAGGCAGGTAGTTTAATTATATTCCCATCGACAGCACCATATTATCACGAATCTCATGTTCTGCTATCTGGTAACAAATATATGACACTAGCATTTTATTTTAAAGACAAGGAGCTATCATGGATATAATCAAGATGCCACATAACATTTACTATATTAAAAATGTTATAGAAAATCCTAAAGAAATTATAAAAATTATTGAAAGTACAAACTCTTCATTAAACTCCAATACCATTCTTTCTCCATGGCATGGATGGGGAGGTACATATTTAAATGAAGATGCAGAAGATAAAACTTTATATGAAACAGACCCCAAGAGCATTGGGTCTCAAAAAACAAAAAATAAAAAATGGGAAAAAGCTCAAAATGAAGAAGACGAAAAATGTATAGAGGTTGTTAGGATAATTGAGAACGCTTTAGAAAGTGCTACTAAATACTATTGCAAAGAAAATAATCTAAAACACACCTTTAGATTTTCTCCACTTACAATTTCTAAATATAATCAGCACGGAGGAATGGGCACACACGTAGACTCAGACAGCGATTTTAATAAATCAGCGTCTGCAATAATATATTTAAATGATGAGTATGAGGGCGGAGAAGTTGTATTTGATAGCTTTGAAATTTCTTTGAAGCCCGAAGCTGGTAGTATACTCATGTTTCCTTCACATACCCCATACGAGCACACAGTAAAAGCAATAAAGTCTGGTCATAAATACATGTGTAGCTTTGTGTATTTAGTTGAAGATCTTTAATAGGGTATAATAAAAATATGTCCTACTCTATGAATGTCATGAACGATAATCCAATTGGCTACTGGCCATTGGATGAAACTTCAGGCACCATTGCTTACGACAGCTCGGGGTGTGGCAATAACGGATCCTATCCGTCGAATAATGTATTTTCTAAAATTTTGCCTATGTGTCCTGGCGGCTTGTATTCAACTCTTATTAACACAGTAAATTATTTAACACTTCCGATAACAAAAAATTATATAGGATCAACGGAAAAGGGCGGTCTTGCAACAAAGTATTATTCAGATAATGATTTTTCAATAGAAATTTTATTTAAGTCATATATATCAACTTCAAGCGCAACCCCAATATTTGCGGACAATACAAATAAAATAGGTATATATTGGGAAAACGGATCAATATTGTTTTCTTTGCAAGATGTAAAGCTTTACTGCACACCTAAAAATATAAAAAAATCAATGCATTTGGTAGTAACTTATTCGCAGCAGGTTATATGTATTTACGTTGACGGCACTCTTCTTGCATCAAAAATACTAGATAGTTTTGTATTTACAAATACATCCTTATCCTTTTCTTCTGGCCCAAGTCTCAATGCCTCAGATTCATTTTTAATAGATGCCCCAGCAGTTTATAGATATGCCCTTTCTCAAGAAAGCATACTCAGTCATTTTAATTCATTAAACACTATCTCTCCAATACAGGTTGTCAGTCCAGATGGAGGCACACTATTTATGCCAGATATAAATGATTTAAAGGAAGTATTTGAATACGGATACCCTAAAAACAAAAATTTATATGATTTTATAAATTCTAGCTTGCAGTATAATCAAGTTGAAAAATCCTTGCAGATGGCACAAGAGTCAGTCGGGCAGTCTAAAGATATAGAAATATATGACTACATTGTTATCCCATTAACACATTTAAATCAAATGCCAGTTCTTTCAAAAGTTGAATGGTCTGGTGAAAACGGTATTTTTGTTTATACAAGCCTAGATAATATTAACTGGTCTCAGTGTACAAATGGCAAAGAGATACCTCAATATAATTCAACCTCATTGGATTTAAGTGGAGTCTTATATATTAAAATAGTATTTAGTAGCTTTGACACATCAAAATTTTTGCCTAAATTGGAATATTTTAATTTATCTATTTACAACGGAAGCTCATTGCCTTCTTATAATTTTGGAGACAAGATATCTAAAATTAATCAGGTGTATAGCGTAGGAACCAAAGTATATAATATTCTTTCCCACAACTATTACAATGGATTAAGAACTCAGGCATCAAGCGGATTTAAAATAGAAAACTCTAAATCAATAAGGTCTATAGAATTCTTTTATACACCAACTTCAAATGGAGCTAGTCAGTTAATATCTAATGCCTCTGCAGGGTTATCTTGGAATACGGGCGGGACGGTATCAAAAAACAATATTGCCTCTGTATACATCAACGGAATAGATAGATCTTCAATAACTACGGCTTCGACGCTTTTTTCTAATTTAAATCAAATTCATTATATAGTCATAAATTTTGCATCCCCGATATCAGGAGATATCAGCATTGGAGCTGGCCCAGAGGCCCTGTATTCTAATATAGCCTTATACGAATACCCCCTTACTCAGGCCTATGTATCAACTCATTACAACCTATATACCTCTTTCCCGTCCAGCCTAGCAGACCCAGAGGTATTGTCTATTTCAGAATCTGGCACAAAGGTGTTCAATAATACCTGGGAGATAATACAAAGCAGATAGCTTTTAGACAAAAACTCTTTTTTTTGTCACAAGTCTGGACATTTTCCTGGACTTTAATATCAAAGAATGGTAGAATTGAGATCTATGGAAATATTAAATCAAAAGTCGCAAATCATTGAAGAAACCAGATTGGGTATATACGTCTGGGAAATGCCAGACGGCAGATGGATTGGCGACGATGACGGAAACTTTTTATCTGTAACTTCAATGAAAGGCAATAAATCAAGAATGGATGCCTTGGCAAGAGAAGTTCGGTCTTATGGTATTTACGAAGGCTCACCTAAATTTTTATCTGGCCGAAGAAAAATTGATGACGAAGAATTTGAACATCAAAATGAAAGATTAAAGTGGGGATTAATTCCCGACCAACTTGATATTGGAAACTATAAAGATGGAGCTTTGAGAGGCGGGAAAGTTAAATGACAGCACAGTTTATAGAAGATGAGTCTGGCGATTCAACAACGATAGACATATCAAATACATCAGACTGGTTTTCTTTTAAAAAAGAAAAAGACCAGATAGACCCGTTTAATATAGGTTTGGACGAACTCAAAAAAATTAGAGGTTTAGGCCAATCGTTTAAAAGAAAAATAAATAGAGATTTTACAAAATCTTTTGTAGGTGTTGACGGAGCACAGACGCAGCAAAATTTGTTACAACAAGCAATTAGTGGATATGCCCTATTTGACCTAGTTCAACCAGTATATAATCAAGAATATCTATCTCAAATCTACGAAGTATCAACATATAACTATGCAGCAATTAATGCTAAAGTTTCTAATATTGTTGGCCTAGGATATACTTTTACTGAAACGCCTAGAGCAAAAGATTCATTGGATCAGATTACAGATCAAAAGCAACTTGATAGGGCAAGAAGTAAAATAAATAGAATTAAAACAAATCTTGAATCTTGGCTGGATAACTGCAATCAAGAGGAAACTTTCACAGAGACTCTTATAAAGGCCTACACAGACCTTGAGGCAACTGGAAACGGATACATTGAGGTTGGACGTACAACAGGTGGAGACATAGGCTACATCGGCCACATACCAGCAAAAACAATGCGTGTGCGTAGACTTCGTGACGGCTTTATTCAATTGCTTTATGGCAAGGCTGTATTTTTTAGAAATTTTGGCGACACCGAAACTACTAATCCAATAGCAGGCCAAGAGGATCGACCAAACGAAATTATTCATTTAAAGAAATACACTCCTATGAATAATTATTACGGTGTCCCAGATATTATTGCTGCTCAGCAAGCTTTAGCAGGAAATGAATTTGCTGGTAGATACAACTTAGACTATTTTGAAAATAAAGCGGTTCCAAGATACATTATTACAGTAAAGGGAGCTAAGCTATCCACAGAGTCAGAAAGAAAATTACTTGAGTTTTTTCAAGTTGGATTAAAAGGTAAAAATCATAGATCTCTATATATCCCCTTGCCAGCAGATACTCCTGACTCAAAAACAGAATTTAAGATGGAGCCAGTCGAAGCTGGTAGTCAAGAAGGCTCGTTTGAGAAGTATCGTAAAACTAATAGAGACGAAATCCTACTTGCACATCGTGTCCCAATTAATAAAATAGGAACTCCAGAAGGTGTAAATTTAGCAGTTGCTCGTGATGCAGATAAGACGTTTAAAGAGCAGGTATGTAGACCAGCGCAAGATAGATTAGAAAAGAAGTTGAATTATTTAATTGCAGAAAAAACAGATGTTGTGGAATTAAAATTTAATGAGCTAAGCCTTACAGATGAAATCACACAAAGCCAAATAGATGAGATCTATTTAAGAATGCAAGTTATCACTCCAAATGAAGTAAGAATTAGAAAAAATATGATTCCTATAGATGGCGGAGATGAAGTCGTAGAATTAAAGCCACAGCAGGCTGCAGACCAGCAAGCCAAATCAACTGGAAATAAAACCAGAGATCAAGAAAGAGCGTCCAATTCCCCAGATAAAAACGGAGAAGGAAGAAATGCTAAGGGCGATGGTCCAAAAGTCAAATAAGTTTAATCAACTGCTATTTGCGTTAGAGCAAATAACCCTATAAAATTAAGCATATGAACATTGAAAAGGCCGTGTGGTCTACCAGCGGTGACACCCTACATCTATCTGTTCCGTTTACAAAGGTCAACAGAGAGAACAGAACCGTATCTGGTTTTGCTACCCTAGATAACGTTGATCAAACAGGAGACGTTGTAACTGCTGAAGCAAGCGTTAAGGCATTTGAAAATTTTAGAGGAAACCTTCGTGAGATGCATCAGCCTCTTGCGGTTGGTAAGGTTGTTTCGTTTAAGCCTGAGACTTACTATGATCAAAAATCAAAAGAATTTTATAATGGAGTTTATGTAACATCATATATTTCAAAGGGTGCACAAGACACTTGGGAAAAGGTTTTGGATGGCACTCTTTCTGGTTTTTCAATCGGCGGAAAGATTAAAGATTCTGACAATGAAGTTAATAAGTCAACAGGACAGCAAGTTAGATTTATTAAAGAATATGATTTAGTTGAGTTATCAATAGTAGATTCACCAGCAAATGAGTTATGTAATATTTTATCAATTGAAAAAGTTGGCGGTAAAATGATTTATAAGGGCATGGCGGCAGATGTTATAACAGAAAATATTTTTTATTGTGAAGAAAGTGATTCTGTATTTATGTCAACAGAAAAAACTTTTGACTCACCAGTAACTGGAAAATCTACAACTTTAATTGGCTGGGTTGAAAGTTCAGATATAAACAAATCAAAAGAAATAGATAAGATTCTTGCTTCATTTAAGAAGTCAAGATTACCGTTGCCTGAAATACAAATAGCAAAACAGGCAAACGTAGAAGGAGGTAATGAGATGTCAGACGTACAAAACGATGTAGTTGTAGAAACTCCAGTAGAAGATACAACTATTGAAAAGTCTGTCGATGTTGTAGAAGCAGCCCCTGCAGAAGATGCAGTTGTTGAAGAAGCAGCAGAAGAAACAGCTCCTGCCGACTCCGTTGAAAAAGCAGCCGAAACATTAGAAGTCACGGTTGATGAACCTGATTTTGCAAAAATGTTAGGCGATTTAAAAGGCTTTTTCGCAGAGACTCTCACAAAGGCTACAGAGGCAAATGCAATGCAAGTAACAGAAATTAAGACTTCTGTCGAGGCGTTTAGCAAGAATGTCGATGCTAGAATTTCTGAGTTGGCAGAAAAACACAGCGCACTTAGTGCTGCTGTAACTGAAATAAAGGGCACCATTGATGGTGTTCAGAAGCGGGTAGATGCCGTAGAAGGCGATACCGCTATTAAGAAGTCCTTTGATCTTGGCGGATCACAGGAATCAGCAAGATCAAAATCAAAATGGAACGGTTCTTTCCTCGGTTCCGTAAATGAAATCTTTAACTAAATAGGGTAGGTGAAATAAAAATGAGTAATGAATTATTAGAAAAGGCCGCAGCAGCTGGTACACAGGTATCAACTGGGTTCGGTTCTTCAACAGGTGGTTCAGGCGTTCACGTTGCTTCAGAAAATGGCAACGGTGGACTTCTAAACCCAGAACAATCAGCAAGATTCTTGGACTATATGTTCGATGCTACCGTAATTGGTAAAGTTGCACGTACGGTTCGAATGAAAGCAGATACAACAGAGATTGATCGTATGTCAATTGGTGAGAAGCTTGTTAAGCTTGCAACCGAAGCAGACAACACAGGTGTTAACTCACCAGTCACATTCTCAAAAATTTCTTTGACAACAAAGAAGCTTCGCATGGATTGGGAACTTTCAACAGAGTCTCTAGAAGACAATATTGAAGGTGCTGATCTCGAAGATCACATTGCACGTATGATGGCAACACAGGCAGGAAATGACATTGAAGATGTTATTCTTAACGGTGATACATCACTAACAGGAGATGCTCTTTATAAGTCATTCGATGGCGCAGTAAAGAAGGCAAAAGCAAATGGCCACGTCGTAGACGCAGCTGGTGCTGGAATCTCTCGTGCAGTATTCAACAGTGCCCTCAAGGCACTACCACGTAAGTACAAGCAACGTCGTACAGACCTTCGCTTCCTTTCAGGATCAAACTTGATTCAGGATTACTTGTACTCAACATCACAAAACATTCAGAACGTTAACCCACAAGATATTGCTTCTGGCATTATCCGTGGCGATGTTCCTGTTCTAGGTGGACCAGCAGGATATGTAGCTCCATACGCATTTGGTATTCCAATCGTTGAAGTTCCACTTCTTCCTGAGACACAGACAGGCTCATACTCAGCAGCATCAGGTTCACACGGAGATATCCACTTGACATTCCCAAATAACGTAGTTATTGGTATCAAGCGTGATGTAACTGTTTACCGATTCTTCTGGCCACGTAAGGACTCAATTGAGTACACAATGTATACTCGTGTTGGTGTCCAGATCGAGCAGGCAGACGCTTGGGTAGTTGTTAAGAACGTTAAGGTTGCTTCTTAATTTAAGAAATAGACCAGCTAGAAAAGTCCCCCATATTAATTTATGGGGGCTTTTCATTTTAATTTTCTAATGCTATAATGGTTTTACCTAGATAAAAGGAGAATAAAATATGTCATTTGACACATTAAAGGTAGCCGAATTAAAAGAAATTGCAGAAGAGTTTGCAGTAGATACAGACGGCTTGAAAAATAAAAAAGATATAGTTGCAGCTCTAGCAGAAGAAGGTGTTAGCTGGTCAATTTATCAAAAAACAAAACAAGATGTACTTGATGCAGTAGAAGAAATTGAAATTTTGCCAAAGTTCGATCCCTCACAACAGCCAGAAGATTCAATATTAGTACGAATGACAAGAGCTAACATGAGATACGATATTCTTGGCAATACATTTACAAAAGAACATCCGTTTGTTGCAATGCAAGAAGAAGACGCTCAAAAAATTTTTGATACAGAGGAGGGTTTTCGTTTAGCGACACCAAAAGAAGTTCAAGAGTTTTATAGCTAAACGCAAACATTAATTAATGGAAATATTAGTTGGATTAAGCGCACCATTAAAACATAAAGTTATTTTTGGCGGGGAGTCAATTGACCCAGACGGCTTAGTTGCTGTAGACATTTATTATGTAGAAAAAGATCCAATTGAGCAGACCCTTACACGTGTACTTCAAGCAACATTTAATGCTTTGAAAATAGAAACAGATGTAGGGGCATATGAAGTTACATTGCCTCATTACCTTGTAAATACTCAAAGGCAAATTGAGGCTGCTTGGAAGTATAGGATTAATGGTCAGGATATTGTAAAGCAGCAGCAAATATTTGTTACACAGCCATATGTTGATTTAATTGAAGTTCTTGAAGAGCTTGAATTGGGCTGGGACTATAATGATGAAAATAATAAAACTTTAAATGAACTACAGCTTGCAGAAAGATATGCAAGAAAAATGATCGAGTCTCAGACAGGACAAAGTTTTAATTCCTACCATGACAGCTATGTCATGTATGGAGATAACTCAGACATTATGCCTTCTCCAATGAGAGTCGTTGAATTAAAAGAAATCTATATTAATGATGTGCTATCTTATAGCACCTACACTGGACAGCAAATGAATGCACTTAGCGTTCTTCCAAAAATATCGGAGACTAAATTTGGAATAAAAATAGATAGAGGTGCTTATTTAGATCAGACTGTTTATGTTGCAAATGGTCTTGTGCCACCAATGATTAATGAAGTCGGCCTTGGCTTTTTTAGAAAAGATACCAGGTATGTAATACAAGCAGTTTTTGGTTGGGAGAATGTTCCTAATAATATACAGGTCGCTTGCGTAGAATTAATGAAAGATTATTTTTCTAAAGATAAAGTGTGGAGAAATAAATACATAAAAAATATTACTACTTTTGACTGGCAGTTCGAGTACAACAGCTCAACATTTTCTGGTACTGGTAATAACTATGTAGACCAATTGCTATTGCCTTATACAATAAACAAAATGGTTTTGATATAAAATGAATAACCTAGTAGACTCTATTCTTGTAATGAGGGCAGACATCTATAGCCAATCTGAAATTCAAGATGAGGACACAGGGGCTTTAAAAAAAGAATGGTCTTATTCCCATACAGTCCCGTGCCATGCGAAGGGTATAATAAGTAACTCTGGAAGCTCAAGAAGCGGAGATAGACAGATGATTGGATCTAAGTATATTAATGAGCAGGTTATTGAATTTAGAACAGAGTCAAAGATAACATACAGGCATAAAATTTCAAATGTAAGAGACAGCAACGATCAAGTAATTTGGAAAGAATTAAATTTTCCAACAGAGACACCAACAGTTTTTGAAGTAACAAGCTCCACGCCGATTGTAGATCCATTTGGAACAATACTTGGGTACAACTCAGTGCTCAAAAGATCGGAGAACCAGATAATTGGAATCTAATGTAGCTTTAATTCAAGTATCAAGTGGCCTAGAAAGACTTATGGTTGGAGCACCCACAACTGGCACACTTAAAGATAGCAACGTAGCACAGATATCTGCCTTTTTATATTTTCAGGCCCAGGTAATTTCTCAGCTAACAACAAACCAGAAGTTTAAACAACTTTTTCAAAATACTATATTCAATCAAATTGAAAAAGATTTTTCTTTATATGTAGACTCACAAGCTAGAATGAAGCCAAAGTCATTGCACCATGTTTATGAATGGGGAAAGACTGGAGATCCCACATCAAGGCTCTTCATGTTAAATCGAATAAATTCAAATACCTTATCCTTTCAAGTAAGACCAGAGTTTGTGCTATCTAGATCCTTTGTGCCAAATGATAACAAGGGCCAGAATAAGAGATACATCTTTTCTAGAAAAGCATCTGTTATGGAAAAGAACCAGCCAGTAATCATATCGCCAAAGAGCGCAGAAAGACTTGTATTTGAAATTAATGGAGAAACTGTATATATGCCAAAGGGGCAATCCGTAACAGTAACTAGACCAGGTGGATCGTCATCTTCAAATGCATTTACTTTGCAATATAGCAGATGGTTTAGCGGACAACTAGTTAGTCAATCAATTAAAAATTCAGGATTTGAAAAAATATTTAATATAAAAACAGCTAAAGCCCTAAAGATACCAGCTAGCATAAAAAGAATACAGTATTCATTTGCAGCAAATAAGATTAGGGTAGAGGCAGATGCATCAGTTGCAGCTGCGTTTGGAGCATCATTATGACAAACTACAAGCTAGATGTAACTTCGGATATTAGAAAATATCTATGGGCTCAATTAAAACGGCATAATGTTTTTGATGTACATGACTACTATATTGATAGCTTAGATAAAGAAATAATTCCTATCATACCCGTCCAGCAACAGCCAGAACTTAATCAATTTTTGAGCGGGAAGAAGCACATAGTCTATGACAAAATAAATATGTCATATGATAGCCTATGGGCAATATGTGAAGAACAAATACTATTTTGCATATATGCGACAGACATATCTGAAATCAATGAAATTAGAAATTTAATGGTTGATTTATTTAGGAGAATGGATGAGTCGGCCAGAGATATAAACAGGTCGGGCGAAATTTCAAATACATTTAAATTCCATACTATTACAATGATAGACATATCCCCAGTCTCACCCTCAGAGGAAATCCAGGGCTTTTTGGGCACAGATATAGTTTTAGAGGTTAAATACTCTAGAGAATCTAATTCGGCTGGCAGATTTATTTAACTTGCTTTTAGGTGATAATTGCACTATTATTAGAACAGAGGAAAGGGTCTAGCCAACCAAAATTTAAGAATTACATAGGAGGACTAAAAAATGGCATTTAATACAGCCAAAAATATTCTTGTAGGAGCATCACCATTGTATCTTTCAGTAAAAGATTCAACGGAGAGCGGTTACGTAGAAAACATGTTAGATGGAGCATCAGGTGGAGTATCACTTGTGCAAGGTAAATCAGCAGCAAAAACACTAGATGCAGAAACCACAAAGTTTCGCAATGTAGGTTACACAAATAATGGTCTTCAGATTACATACAACCCAACATACGGTTCAGTAACTGTCGATCAGCTTCTTGATACAGCAAAGCTTTTCAAGGAATCCATGGAAGTTATGATCGCTACAGAATTAGCAGAAGGTACTCTTGAGAACGTTCTTGCAGTATTCGGTCAAGAAGGAAAAACACTTTCAGCAGATTTAGCAGCAGGTACAGATCAGACACTAGGAATGGCAGCGGGAGCTCTTGGTATTGCACCAACAGAGCGTCAGCTAGTCGCAATTGGAAATGCTCCAACAACAGTGTCTACTACAACAGAGCGTGTATATTATGGTCGCCGTGTGCTTTCAGTACAGCAATCACAGTTTACATTAGCACGTAATAATCCAACAGTATTCCCAGTTACATTCCGTCTGCTTCCAGACGCAGCGTACACAGGAAAAGAATACGGTAAGATTATTGACCGTGTACTAACACTACCAGCAAACGCTTAATTAATTAATTTAATTAATAGAAGGCCCCTGAGAAATCAGGGGCTTTCTACTTGTAGTGATAAAATGGATATGATACAATAATTAAGACAATCCTAGGAGGATAAATAATGGCATCTACAGTATACGACGTAGAAGAAATTAAGTTACAAAATGGCGCAATAGTTAAGCTAAAGCCTTTAACAATTAAAGAGCTTCGAAAGTTTATGGCAGCTATCCAGAAGACATCTGAAGTTACTACAGAAGATGAGACACTATCAATTCTTATTGATGCATGTGCAGTTGCATTAGAAAAGCAGCTACCAGAATTAGTAGCAGACAGAGATGCATTCGAAGATGTTTTGGATGTTCCAACAATCAATCGCATTCTTGAAGTTTGCGGCGGAATTAAGATGGACGACCCAAACCTTCTAGCGGCTCAAGTTCTAGCTGGTCAGAACTAGATCTAGCCGCTTTAGAAGGAGATATTTTTCTTTTAGGACACTGGAAGAATTATGAAGAACTAGAAGAAAATCTCTCAATGCCAGAGTTAATACAAACGTTAAAGTCTATGACAAAGACGGAAGAAGATAAAAGAATTTTCTTAGCAGCTATACAAGGTATAGAGTTAGGAAAAGATAAAGAAGAAACAGAAGGCCCAACCTTCGATGACGTAAGACTAAAAGCACTTGGAATAGAAGCTAGCAAAGATGACATTGTTTCGCTACAGGGTCAAATTGCAGCAGAAAGTGGTTTTGGAATCGGAGCAGGATTAGGGTACTCGAAGGAGTAGTAAATGTCGGCACCGCAGTTTATTAATACTAACATAGTAGCTACTGCCAACTTCTCTTCTTTAACATCTCAGCTATCAGCAGTAACCTCCCAGTTACTAAAACTTCAGCAAACAGTTATAGGCACAAACAAGATATTCCAAAATCAAGTTTCTGTAATGAACCGTGCATTTGCAGAAAACATGAGAAGCACTGGACAATTTGCCACACACTTTGTCACCTTGTCCTCAGATGTAGAAAATTTTGGAAGAAATTTAGATTCTGGAAAATTAAAACTAAGTAGATATTTTAAAACTTGGCAAGACCATACAAAAACTTCTGGTGGCTTGATAAGACAGTTAGCCCAGCAGCAGGTAACATTACAAAATGCAGTCATACAGCCCTTGGGTAAAAATGCCCAAGGGTTAATGCAATATAACGTGCATGTTGCACAGGGCCTAGATACCATAGCAAACAAAACAGCGCTTGCTGCAATGCAAGCAAAAATATTAAATAAGGTAATGCAAGATGGTGCAAACCAGTTAATTAACTGGGGTAAAAATACACAGTGGGCTGGTAGACAGCTAACAGTTGGTTTGACACTGCCTCTTGCAATGTTTGGCCAGGCAGCATCAAAAGCATTCTTAGAAGCAGATAAAGAATTAGTTAGACTTACAAAAGTTTATGGTGGACTTGCTGCTACAAGCGCATCCGATCTAAAAAAGATAAGAAATGAAGTTTCAGCAACTGCAAAAGAATTAGCAGCCCAGTATGGAGCATCTTATACTGCAACAATTGGACTGGCTGCCGATATAGCTGCGACTGGAAAACAAGGCCAAGACCTCTTAGATTCAACAGTTCAAACAACAAGACTTGCAATTCTTGGTGAGGTTGAGCATGCAGAAGCAATGAAAGCAACCCTTGCAATTCAAAGTACATTTAAGCAAAGTACAGATGAACTTACGCAATCAATTGATTTTTTAAACGCAGTAGAAAACCAAACATCTACAACACTAAATGATTTAGTTATTGCAATACCTAAAGCTGGTCCTGTAATTCAAGCAATGGGAGGCAGCGTAAAAGATCTTTCATTATTATTAGTTGCAATGAAAGAAGGAGGAATTAATGCTTCGGAAGGAGCTAATGCTCTTAAGTCTGCACTTGCTTCATTAATTAACCCAACAAAAGTTGCAAAAGCGATGTTTGCAGATTTTGGAATTGACCTTACCGAGATAGTAGAAAAAAATGCTGGTAACTTAACTGGCACAATAATGGCCCTACAGTCTGCTTTAGACAAACTTAATCCATTACAAAAACAACAGGCAATTGAACAGCTTTTTGGCAAATTCCAATTTTCAAGATTGAATGCCTTATTTGCAAATCTTGGAAAGCAGGGGTCTCAAACACTTCAGGTGCTAGATTTAATGAATGCATCTGCAGGGGATTTAGCAAATCTATCTTCTAGAGAATTAGCACAAATAACTGAATCTGCATCTGGAAAATTTAGAAGAGCCCTAGAATCAGTTAAAGCAGATATGGCACAAATTGGAAATTCTTTCCTTTCAATTGGCACAACAATATTAAATATTATTAGCGGAATTGTTAAATTTTTTGGCAAACTGCCAGACCCATTAAAAAAAGCATTGACTTTCTTGGGAGGAATAACAGCAGTTGCTGGTCCTCTTATCATGTTGACTGGTGTGCTTGCTAACTTTTTTGGATATATAGTAAAAGGTTTATTCCATTTTAAAGCTTTATTTAAAGGCGGAGAAGGATGGAAGTACCTTACACCAGAAATTTTGGCTGCAGAAAAAGCTGGATCTTTAATTGAAAAAACATTTTATAGCGATGCAAAAGCTGCTGCCACACTAGAAGTATCACTCCATGGTTTAGCCGCAGCATACAAAGATTTAGAGGGCAAGATACTAGCAGCAAATATTGCCGCACAACCAACAATAAGCACAATAGCTGGCTCTCCAATATTGCAGGGTTCAACAAGAGTTGCAGATCCGTCACACCCATTAATAGGACAGCCTTATTCAAGGTCAATGGCACACTTAAATCCTGTTTCAAAAATGACAGAGGTAGAAAGATTATCTCAAACTATATTTTCAACAGTTCCAAATCCAGCACCAGTAAATAGAAAAGTTGGCGCAAACCCACAGATGTATATGACTGGAGATATGCCATTAATTCCTGGACTAACTTCAGTAAACGGTGCTTCAACTGGAATCATTGCATCAGAAGCAGCTAAGTGGCATTCAATGACTGCTGCGCTTGCAATGCAGTCTGAGCAAGAGCTTGTTCTTTTAAAACGAGAAGTTGCTGCAACTGGAGGAATTACAACATCTCTCTCTGGATCGTATCAAAAACTATTACCAGAAATGACAAAGCTAACAACGCATGCTGCACAAGAAGGAGCAAAGATAGTAGCAGCACTTGAAGCTGGGGCATTGACCGTAGCTCAAGCGCAAGCAGAAATTGTAGCTCTTAATGCAAGAATTGAAGCTATGATGGTGCAGACCGCATCTCAAATTGCAGCAATTGAAAGTAGATCAATTAATTTAACATCAGTACCTCTTTTAAGCCAGCCAATTATTGATCCAATTACAGGCAAGTCAAACATGAAAGAAGTATTCCGACCAGGAAGAACTGCATCAACTATAGATGCTATTGCTGATGCGCTTGGAGTTAGAACATCTGGCGGAGGATATTCTATTGCAACAACTAAACCAAAATTCCTTCCAATTGTAAAAAGAAATACTGGCGGAGAAATATTTACAGCAGAAGGTGGAGCTTTTGTTCCAGGAGTTGGAAACACCGACACCGTGCCAGCCATGCTCACACCAGGAGAATTTGTTGTCAATAAAAAACAAACTCAAAAAGACCCACAAGGGCTTAGAGATTACAATGCTGGCAGAGCAGTAATCGTTCCAGTACAAAAATTTTTAACTGGCGGCGAGGTTTTAGAGGGCGCACATTTTAGCGGAAATGTAAAATTAACTGGAGAGCAAATTAAAAATGCTCCAAGACTATTTGATGCTTTGCCTCCACACATGCAAGCAAGCGTTTTGCAGTTTCCTGGACAAACATTTTTAATTCAAGATAGTCAAATACTTACATTGCCAAGAATTTTAAATAAAAAATTAAGATTAGCAAGTCGTGCAAATTTATCAAAAGAGCAGGCTTTGGGACACATAAGAGGCGTACCAGCAGCAACAATGTTTTCTGGATGGAATCTTGATGAAAGATTAAAAGAAAGATTAAAAGCAGAGCTTCTTACACAAATATCTCTATCTACACCAGCGGACCCAGCTGCAGGTTACAGAGATCCAGATATGGAAAGAATATTTAAGACTACAAAAGAAAGACTTCTAAACGATACATCCTTGGACTATGAGGATATTAAAAAATTTGCATTCTCTTTTAGAGAAGCAGAGCAAAAAACAAAGGTTGTCTTAACAACACTTAAAGATGTAGAGGCTTCTGCAAAAATATTTGCTTCTGCAAAAAAGCTTGAAAAATTAAAAACAGAATTAGGCATAGACATTCCTAAGCCAGATGAAGTTACAAGATTTTCTACCTCAAAAAATGCTGATGTGACTAAAAGTGTTGGTTGGTTTGATGCTAATGCTAAAAGAATAGCAGAAAGATACTTTGCAAGGTATCCCGATAAAAAAGATATTAGTATCCCAAATAGCCAGGGCAAAAGAAATATCTGGGTTAACAGCGGTAATGGAGTAGCTACAGTACATGAAGGAGGAGCGACTACAGCTAAATTAAGAGAAGCTGTTGTTTTGGTTATAGATGAACTTACTGGAAGAGTAAGAGTAGGTAAATTAAATCCAATATTCGCCCCAAGAGATCCAAAAGCAGCCACAATGACTAGAAGATGGATTGCTGGAAGAGCAACTGGAGGGCCAGTAAATAAAAATACTCCTTACATTGTAGGAGAAAAGGGACCAGAGTTATTTATTCCAAGACATGATGGCGGAATAATTCCAAATAATAAATTAAATTCAGGAGGCCCAGTTGCTGGCGTAAGGTATTACGGTACTGGGTCTGGCGACGGGCCAGTAACAGCAGATACATTTGGTTCTGTTGCACAGGCCAAGAAAGCCCTTAGAAGCGGCAACCCAGCCGTCAGAGCAGCAGCTCAAACATGGTTACTTGCACAGTCCGCAAAAGGCTCCCAGGTAGCCGTAGGAGGCACACCAGGGGTATTCCAAGGAGAGCAGTCACCTGGAACAAGAGGCTCATATACAAGAGGCAGAGGATTTACTGATTATCAAATTAGAGGTTCACAAGTATCTGGTATTCATGCTATGCCAACTTATAGACCAATTTATGACAATAATCCATTTAGGGGATGGCAGCCAGGAGTAGGAACAATGGCAGCAGCATCTTCATTAAAATTAGCTTCTTCTGATGCTTATGCTCGTGCAGGTGCCAGGTTAACAGTATTACAATTAGCTGCTTTAAATAAATTATTAGAAGTGCAGACATCTGCAAAAAATGCTTTACAAACTACTGGTATTGTAATAAAAGAATTAAGGGGAACAACAACAGCAAAACTCTCCGATGCATATGCAAGATCAACATATAGACCAACAAGCTGGAGAGAATTAAGCCCATTTAATCCCACTGGATATAACGCAAGAAGAGTTCCAGGACAACCATTTGGAGCATCACTTGGAAATCATCCATTTGCAGTTTCAATGGCAGCTTCCGCTGGAGGAATGTACGCAGCTTCAAAAATTAAAAACCCAGCAATAGCTGGCATTGTATCTACAATGGCTGGCGTTCTTCCATTTATGTTGCCACAAATGCTAATGCAAAAAAAGGCTGCAAAAGCAGCCATGTTAAATGATGAAGCTAGGTTGTTGGCAGAAAGAAATGGAACTACAATTGCTCAAGAAAGACAGGCACTTGTTGCAAAACAACAAGCAGAAAAAGCTGCTGCACAAGCAGCAAGAACTTCTGCATTGGCTTCAAAAACTGGCATGGGTTCAAAAATAGCAGCAGGTGCTGAAAAGGGTATGCTTGCTTTAATGCTAGCACAAGGAGCAAAAGTATCTGGAATATTTGCAAGAATTGGTCCAATGATTTTTAGAATAGCATCAATTTTAAAAAGCCTTAGTATACCTGGACTTATTATAACAGCCCTAATTATGATAGGAAAATATTTTTGGGATGCACATAAAGCAGCACAAGCAGCAATACAAGCTCAATCTGATTCATTTAAATTAAATGCAAAACAAGCAAAGCAGGCTGGAATAGCTTATGTAGACTTTAAGAAAAAAGTAGAAGATGTAAGAGAACAACAGCGCTTAATGATGGAAGCTGGAAGAATTGCACTGCAGTCAAATAAAAATTCTAGTATAGGTGGACTAGTATTTAGCTATCAGGAATTAAAGAAGGCAACTAAAGACGCTAAAAAGAACATGCCAGATGTTGTAAAGATGTTTGATGATTTAAACTTTGACCAAGTTGCAGATGCCGCCGCTAATCTAAAAGTACAATTTGTTTCTCAAGGAATGTCTGCCGAGAAAGCGGCAATAAAAATATATGGAATTGTTGCAGCCTCTAACAAAGCTGGACAAGCAGCGGATGCAATTTCAACAAAAGCGTTTATGGCCATACAGGACAAGTCTACAGCAGCAACAGCTTCCGTTCAAGGTTTAGCAAAAGCAATAAAATCTGATCTGGACGCAAAAATAATTGTTTCATCATTTGAAGCTATGGTAAGTGCAGTAGATGCTTCGACCAAAGCTTTGATTGGAACAAAAGATGAAACTGGTAAAGTAATAACAGAAGCTGAAGCACTTGAGGCTACTTTTAAGCAAATACATTCTACACAACAAGGAAACGTGCAGTTAGGCGAAGATGGGCTAAAGGCTCTTCAAGATCAAAACCCATTATTAATTGGAATATTAAATAAGAACGATACTATTGCTGGTACCTACGCTAAAATGAGACTTGTACTTCAAGGCATAGGCGGAGACTTAAGTGCAGTAAATAGTAAAACTGCACAAGCAATGCTTCTTGTAAAAGAAGGAATTGATAGTGCAGCCTTAGCAATGGCCACGGGAACCGATGAACAGGGAATACAAGTTCAATCTGGTAACTTGACAGCGCTAGTCACTCTAGTAAATCATTATAAAAAAGCTTCATTGGACGCAGCCTTGGCATCCACCTCAGCAGCAAAGAAAGCAGCTGATGGAAATAAAGCAGAAATTAAATCAATTCAAGAAAAAATTGCTGCAATTAACGATGAGGCTGATGCAAGAAAGAGAGCTCTAGAACAACAGACAGCAACAGAAGATGCAAAAATACAATTAAAGAAATTGCAGTTGGACTATCAAGATGCAATCGCTACTGGAAATACAAAAGATGCAGCGCAAATACAACTTTCAATTAGACAGCTTGTTCTTCAGACTAATAAAACTCAAGCGCTAGCGGCTATAGAAGAAAAAAGAAATGCGGACTTAAAAATACAGAATGCTCTTCTAGCAAAAGCACAAGAAAAAGCAAATGCAGCACAACTTAAAGCAACAAACCAATCCACTGCAGCACAAAATGCAGCAAATACATTATCAACGATACAATCAATTCAATCAACAATTGCAAGCTTGATTAGCCAAAGAGCAACAGCAGACCCAACGACAGAAGCTGGCAAACTAGTAATAGCTGGCCTGGATTCGCAATTTAAAAAACAACTTGCAGAACTAACAAAATATGGAACCCTTGGTAAAAATGCAGCAAACGCTCTTTCTCCAGGTGGAATATATAATGCAAAACTTCCATCAACTGATTACAGCTCATCGTTAGCAAAGCTTAGCGCAGACGCATTAAAAACCGCCTCCAGTAAATTTGTAGGAGGAGTAGACAAATTTGCATTGTATGTTGATAAGTTAAGCGGAACATCTGGTTTAGCTTATTCTGACCCAACAGAAACAACACCATTAAAATTTGCTGGCGTCAAAATAGGAGATGCTGTGTATATGCGCTTCTCTTCAGGCGATGGAAAGAAAAACATTCAGGTAGCAACCGAGAAGAATTTCACAGATGATGCTTATAATGCATATATCAAAAATGGATGGAAGTTCATTGAGTACGCTACAGAAAAAAATAGTTCCCCAGAGCATGTGTATCATCAAATTCTAGGCCGCAAGGTTCCAAAAGCTGCAACTGGTGGTCAAATTCTTCATTATGAACCAGGCGGAACAGTACGGGGACCTGGAACAGCAACATCTGATTCTATTCCCGCACTGCTTTCAAATGGAGAGTATGTAATAAGAGCCTCCTCAGTTAAAAAATATGGAACAGAAACATTTGAGGCACTTAATGCTGGAAGATTTGCAGATGGCGGTTTAGCTCAAGATCCTAATAAAGTTTATCTTCCAGATGGTACTGAAGCTCGTAGGATGTCACGTGAAGAGCGTGATGCCAATTATAGAGCAAGCCGTGAAAGATTCCTTGCACAACGTAAAGCCTATAAAGAATTTGTTATGCCGCAAGAAACTCATAAAGAATATCTAAATAGAATGAAGCAAATGGGTTATCTAATGGGTGGAGCAATTCCAGGATTTCACAAGGGCGGAAAAGCTCATAAGCATCCAAAACTAACTCCATTATCAGATCTAGGAGAAACAACTAAGTCTCAAATAAAATATTTGGAAGACTGGACTACATTATTAAATACATACTATGGTGCAAAGTATAAAGATCTTCTTAGTTTACCTGAAGGACAAAACATTGTATCTAAATTATCTTACTCTAAAATTTTAGATGGATCAATAAAAAGATCGGATCCCGCATCATGGGCTCAAGATTCTGAACACATCAATGCATTTTGGGATAGCTCTAATAGAAGAATTACAATGGGGCTTGCAAATTCTTTAAATCCAATTTTGAATCCAAACCCACTTTATATACCAGGAACATTAGATGATCTGCATGCAACAAAATCAACAGCTTCTAAAAATCAATCTCCAATAAACTTTTTAGAAGGCATTGCAAAAAATGTTAAAAATAATCCATATTCAAGAATGGAAGTTTTAAATACATTATTCCATGAATTTGGCCATGCACTGCAGTCCAGTATAAGATCACAACAAACTTATTCTCAAATGTTAATGGGTATTAATGACCCTAAAGGTATTAACAATATTGAAACGTCGGCAGATCTTATGTCTGGTGGAATATTTAAAGAAATGTACCAGAATGGATATATTCCTCAAGTTACAGATTCAATTTTACAAAATATATTTTCAAGCAAAATTCTTACTGGAACCGCAACACAGCTACCAGCATTTGAAAAAGATGGGTGGCACCCAACAAATGAAAACTTTAGATTTGCTACATGGGCAAAAGGATTCCAAGTTGGGGACACAGCAGCACTTGACGATTCTCTTGTAACTAAAAAACAAAAACTTACTAGTGGAGAGACTGAATTTAAGCCAATTAAATTTGCTGATATTGCTAATTTAGAAGCAGCAAAAGCCGCAATAACTGCAGCTATGGTTCCAAGCGGATTTCATAGAGGTGGACAAGTTGGGCATCAGCATACAGGAGAAGCAGCAAAACCACAACTTAAATATTTCCCATGGCGCCCAGACCTACCAAACTACTGGAGTAATGGAAAGCCAACAGGAAGTCCTTGGACTGGAAGATGGGGCGAGCTAAGATATAGTCCTTCAAAGGGTAAAGACATCTGGGGCGGTACAGAAATACCAGGACTCAAGTTCAGCGGTAAATTTGCACAGCACTCAGACTACTGGCATCAAATGACTGAACAGCCAAGTAAATCAAGTGGTTCAGGAATGGGTATAGATAAATACACTCCTCCATTAGTTGGCTCTGGTGCATCTGCATGGTCTGGTGGCCTACTTGGCGGCGGCGGCGGAAACATGATTGGTTTCCACAAAGGCGGGCCAGTTGGTCATAGGCATGGAAGAAACTTACCTGGGTCTCTATTTAGATGGAATCCATATCCTAAAGACATGCCAGATTACTGGAGTGATGGAAGCCCATCAGGCAGCCCTTACACTCAAAGATGGGGAGCGCTAAGATACGGTCCTGCCAAGGGTAAAGACATCTGGGGCGGAACAGAGATACCAGGTCTTCCATTTAGTGGAAAGATACCTAATCGCTCAGATTACTGGCATCAGATACTAGAGCAGCCAAATAAATCATCTGGACCAGGAATGGCCGTCGATAAGTCTACACCTCCATTAGTTGGTTCTGGAGCATCTGCATGGTCTGGTGGCCTACTTGGCGGCGGTGGTGGAAACATGTTCCATAAAGGCGGGCTAGCAGAAGCTGGTCATAAACATGGAATAGCAGGTCTATGGGATAAGTTTAAAAATCAAGCAAACAAGTCCTTAACTGGTGCAGCCGCAGCTGATACTTTAAATCAAGCAGGGTATCTGGGACAACTAGCACTAAGTAGTGTAGCAAAGAATATAGTTCCTAAACCAAGTAAAGAGCAGGACAAATCTTTTCAAGAGTTTACACAAATACCTTCAATATACAGAGCCCTTACTGGAAAAACTGATGAGGGCCCACTAGGTCAAATAAGTCCAAAAGCTGGCGCAGTTGCTGACTGGGCTGGGCTACTTACATTTTTTACACCTTACCGCTCATCTGGACGTGCAGCCACACATGCCGCAGGATCGGCTGCAGCATCTGCAGCATTACCAACAGTCCCGCTATCACCAATGGAAATGTTTAGAGGACAGTTTCCAACCCTTGATCCAAGCATGTTGCCAAAAGGCACTCTCAGCACAGGAACAAAAATAAAGCCTTGGGAACTGCAAACATACAAAAAAATACTTGCAAGACATTATTTAGCAAAACAACCAGACCCACGAACATTGACTCAACACGAAGTTGCAGTTCTAGCAGATATGAAGGTTCCTGGCTTTGAAGACTTAAGAGTACACACCGAACACACTGCAGACTACATTGCTGATGACTTAAGGTTAAAAAGCACATTTGATTACAAATCTCCTTTGACCAAATCAGTATCTACAGTTGAGGAGCTTTTAAGTAAATCTTTATTCCACGGAGGAAACCTACCAACAGTAGATGGAAAAATTGATTTAAAAAATAGAACTGGATTAAATAGCTGGTATGGCGGGCAGATGTTTGCAGCAGAAGATTACAGGCAGGCATTAGCCTATCTTTTAAAGTCCCCAGACAACTCAGTATACTCTATTACATCTGCATTGAAAAAAGAAGATGTCATAGACCTTAGACATAATGCAAACACATTAGCTTCACAGCAACCGTTTGTATTTGCAAAATTATTAAGAGATATAGAGTCGGGCAAAATTACACTTCAAGACCATCAGTCAAAAGATTTTGTTTACTCAACTTTGCTAGCCCAAGAGGGAGGAAGATACCCTCATGCTGCTGCTCCTGGAGCACTCAGAGATAAGATTTTCCAACTATACTTTAAAAACATTTCCCCATGGCTAGCAGAAAATGGAATAAAAGCAATTGTTCACAGAAATGGAACAAGGGTTGCTATACCAGAGATAGGAACATCAGTAGCAGACAACCCAACTAGAGTACAAGATTTTGGCCAGACTGGTACCGATGCAATAGCCTACACCACGGTAGACGGCTCAATTGGACAGATACAAAAACATACCATAACTAGTCAGCAGGTCAAAGATATTGTTGCAAGAATACAAGCATCGAATCCAGATGTTAAATCTTCTAGGCTTGAATCAGAAATCATGGCATTGCTCAGACAGTCTACAGAAATTCCTCGCAAGGCAATGGGTGGACTAGTGGTTCCACAGGCTAAGGATTGGTCAAATAAAGCTAAATTTGCTACTGGCGGTATGGTAAATAAAGCTAAATATAATTTGCCTTCACCATCTGTATCTATTAATAAATCAATGATGCCTAATTCAAATAATAGCGCAGTTCATCATTATGATGTTGGTGGGCTTGTTGTTAACGCTCAGCCTGGACAAGATGAAAAAACTATTGCTACAATGGTAGTTAACATGTTAGATCAAAAGAATATGATGAGAGAAGCTATGTATGGAAGACAAAGATCTATGAGCGGAGGTAATTAATAATGGCTAGAAATACTATGCCCAGAGGTTCAGCCTTGCAAATATATGCAACTGATTGGACAATAAATGGTGGAGACAATACTGTAAAATATAATAAAGTCACAGAGCATAATAGATCAGATATTGCCATACAGACTACAAGATATGAGAAATCTATGCGAATGGCGGATGGAAGCCTAAGAAAATTTTTTATTAAAGATAAAAGAGTTTTTTCTGTTTCCTGGGACATGCTACCAGCCTATAGAACATTAACGGTAGATAATTGCTGGGGCGCTGAAGATCTTAGATATTTTTATAATTCAATAGAAGGACAAAAAGAATTTTTAATTAAAATTAATTTAGCAAAAGACGGAACAAATCAAGAAAACACTGGATTTGAATTATTTAATGTTGTTATATCGAGCCTGTCATTTACGCTATTAAAAAGAGGTCTTCAGCCATTTTGGAATGTATCCTTAACAATGGAAGAAGTCTAATGCTAGTAACAACACCTGCCTCTAATGATACAGTAGTTAAAGATTTATTTATAAAAGATAATGTTATTAAGACTGCGGCTGGTTGCTATATAGAATACAACATGAATTTGATGACTAACTTAAAGGATTCAAGCATCACTGGTCCAGCATACACATCACCCACTTATGTTAAATTTAAAAAGTTATTCCCAATAGACAGCATGATAAAGCCATTTAGACCAATAACATCTGGCATTAAGTATGCAATTCTAGGAGACCTACCAGCAAAAAGTTGGGGAAGCCCAAAAAATAATACTACCCCATTAAATTATAGAATTTATATACCTGGCAAAGATACATCATATCAGTATTGGATTAGCGAAAAGGGTCAGGGTACTGGCTTGACACCACTTTCAATTACATATCCAAAAAAAATACTTGTAAATAAAATAGTTGTTAAATTTGAAGTATCGCATGACAAACCAGCAACATGGACTGTTTCTGCAAAATTAAATAGCGGAGCTTTAGAAACAATTAAAACAGGAACTTCATCCGACATACCAGGTTTTGTTGCTGGCTCTTATAATGCTGGAGTAATAAACTTATACTACACTGGAACATCATGGTCATTAAATGAAAGTGATTTAAATCCAAATGCATACAAAGAGTATACAAATATACAGCTTGCGTTTACAGCGGCAGCTAATTCGGGATATGTTGCAGTAACAGAATTTTCACCAAGATGGGTAAAAGACATATCCTCATCTGTTGTGGATTTTAGCTTTACAAAAGAAGCTTCTTCTGGGTCAGAAGATGTTTTGCCTGTTGGATATGTAAGCGCAAATTCATTTACTTTAAATTTAAATAATTATAATACTTCTACCCCACAAATTATTAATTATTCAAAAGACGATGCTTTTGTTTTTGATGCTTCAAAAATATATATCTATAAACAAGTTGAGATGAAACCATTTTTTAAAATATACCATTCTGCTGGTACGTACGGAACTGCAGATGCAACTTTTAAATCTTTAGACAAATATGACATTTTGTCTCAAGGAACTTATTTTGTTGATAATTGGACAATGTCTGAGTTTAATGATGTAAACGTTGTGTGTTTAGACGCAGCAAAAATACTTCAAGAAACTATAGCTCCTCCAATACTTTGCGACAATTACTCGGTTATTGCGATACTCAGAACCTTATTGGATTCAATTGGATTTACATCATACAAGTTTAATTTAACAGACAGCGATCAATCAATTATAACCCCAGATTTCTGGTGGAGCGATGAAACAAAAACAGTTTGGTCTGTAATTCAAGAACTATGTAGAGACGTACAAATGACAGCAGTGGTAGATGAAAATAATATTTTACAATTTTATACAAGAGAATATATGTATACAAGTAACAATAAATCTGTTGCTTGGAATTTTACACAATCACAAAAAACAATTGGATCGAAGGTATACAGGCCAAATATAATTGATTTAAATAAAAAACTATTGCCCGTAGCAAATCAAGTAAAAATAACTTGGCAAGCTGTCGCAACCTCAAACTACGACAAGTCGGCGGCACCTCTATGGAGATCGAATACCTCAGTGCTATCAGCATCCGCATTAATATTAGATTTAAATGCAACAGATAAATCTTTGTATAACGTAGATACTGGAGAAGTCGTTGCTGGGTCTCAAAAATATATTTGGCTAAATCCAATATCAAGTTCATTTGAACAGATGACTACTTTAAACTCTTATAACGGATACTTAGTTGTCGACAATGAAATTATAGAATATGATGCAATACAATACATTTATACCCCATTGGCAGGAGGTGCTCAGCAATCTGTTGACATAATGAGCGAGTCTGATATAAAAAGATACAGGTCCTTGGCTGGACCTAACAGCCTAGATTTTCAAAGCAGTAAGGCGTACAGAATAAAAACAAGAGGAGCCTTCAATACAACACCAGCAGCCCACTCAGCGTCAGATTCTCAGGTTGCCTCATGGACAGCAAAGTCTACAGACTTTAAAACTGCAACCGCCATTAAGGCAGGAACATCAGCAAAGAAAGATAAGTTTACAAACAATAAGTCTTTATATGTTCTAAGCAAAGATCCAAACGATAAGGATATAAAAAAATATTCTATTGCATATAAAAAATTTGCTGAGCTTGATACTACAAGCACATACTATGCATTTGGAACAACATTATTTTTTGATAGTAATATTGATACTGGAAATGCTTCTGGTGGGTTTATGTTTTTTGCAGATGATACAGGGCTTAATGGATATTATATTAATATAGATACAACTTCTAATGCCGCTGCATATGGATCAAAAGAATTTAAAATTAGAAAAATACAAAATGGAGTCATACAGACACTACCAGACAGCCAGTCGGCTTCAAGCTCTTCTTTAAATGGAGTTTATGATTTAGAGTCTTATAAGATTGATGTATTTGTTAAATATACTCCCCCGCAGTACCCAGCGTCATTATCAAAGCCTGCAACGGTTGAAATAAAGGCATATATAAATGGATTTCAAATATCGGCAGTAGATAAGTATCTTTTGTCTACTAATGGCAAATCACCAGACAACCTCATACCAGCACCAAATAAAACAGTAACCTTAGTTTGCAATACTGGAACTATTAATTTTGATTATATATATGGTATACCGATTGCAAAAGATTACTACGATCAGTCAAAACTATTTTCTGTATATAATGGACAATTCTCTGACCTCATAACAAAATCATTATTGTCAGAAGCAATAACGGGATCAGTCAATCTGCAGACAGAAATCCCTAGAGGCGGCTTCCTAGAAGAATTTGGAACGGTTGCAAGAGAACTTAGATATATAAACACTAAATACTCTTCGCCCCCACAAGCAGCATATCCTTTATACGCATCGACTTCTATTAATCAGCTAGCAAATGTTATTTATAGTAAATTAAGTACATTTGGAGCAGAGGTGTATGTTTTAAATAACTCTGGTACTTCCATTCCATTAGACGATGGTGCGTCTACATCTTTCTATGTGTTAGGCAAAACAATTAATCAGACTGGTTCTTCAGAATATACTAATCATGAATTGAGCAAATATGCTGTGCAGGAACCAGTATCATTTGCATCCTCATGGATACAAAAAGAATCCGATGCCATTGCCCTAGCTAGCTGGATAGAGTCTATTTGGTCAAAGAAACAAGAAGTTGTAAATTTAACAGTTTTTGGAAACCCGTTTCTTTCTATTGCAGACATAATAGCAATAGATTACGAATATAATGGTCTATCATACAATACTCAAAAATTTGTAATAACTAGCATTTCACACACATATTCTATGGGATTGGAGACGACCATTAGCTGCCGAACCCTGGTTAGCTAAATGGTATAATAAATATTATGGTATCAAGTGGAAATCAAAAAAAGACATCAGGGATAGAATTAATTACTCTATATCAAAACTCCCCTGATACAAAATTTATTGACCCAAGGTTTACAAACTTAATAGCAAGAAGTGTTCAAGGCGGATTTTCTCAAGTAATAGAAGATGGAGAAGGCGGAAACAATGAGCCAAACGACGTACCCCAATTAGAAGATATATCCGAATTTGATAACTACTTGTATATAGATGAAGCAGGAAAAACTAGAGCTGCAATAGTAATAAAAGTTTACAACAGTAGCGGAAAAAATTTAAAAGGAGTAGACGCAGCAAAATCAATAGTTGCTCAAGAGGGTGGATCATGATAAAGGGAACATATGTATTTTACGAAGATGGCAAAGAGATTTGTCGATCTGAAAATGTTATAACTAAATTTGGTAAAAGGTTTTTAACAAATTACATTGCTGGTAACGTGTCGTTTGATAATAAAAGCATGGCTGTAGGAATAGCAGGAGCCTCAGACTACGCAGCATCAGATACAAATAGTAGACTTGGTTTTGAGTTCTATAAATCAATTATCGACATCAGCAGCATAGACATACAGGCCAGCGGAGGTACCTACAGCTATGGTGTTGCATATAAAACCACTTTGCCTCAAGACATAGTAGGAATAATAAATGAAATAGGCATATACCCAGGCTCCAGACTCTCAAAGAATAATTTTGATAGTAAATTCATTACTACATTTGAAAACAACTACGATTGGTTTGATTTAAACAACAACACCCCATCCCTCACATCCGTAGTCCCAGCTCGGATCGGTTCAAATTTAATGAATATTGATTTTACTGGTATTTCAATAGCAAGTCATGAATATTTAACAACACTAGGCTCGCTAGATTTATCTGGGTACAGCGGAAACGATACGCTATCTATTGCTTATTATAGAAGTGATACAAACTTAAGCAACATTAAGGTAAAATTTTATAGCTCAAATACTGATTATTATTACGGCACATTTACACCAACATCTGGTACTGGAAATAAAATTCAAGAAATTAACATGTCCAATGTGTTTGCTAATTCTTCTGGATCCCCGATTGCTTCATCTATTTATAAGATTGGCGTAGAGGTAAATAGAGCAAGCACTTCTTCAGCATGTGCCGTTTATCTAGATGCATTAAGAATTAATGATGAGGACACATTTGACCCAGCATATGGATTAGTTAGCAGATCTACATTAACATCTCCTATAACAAAAGTTGCTGGAAGACAATTAGATATAGAATATCATTTGAGTTTAGGCTGGTCATAATATGGTTGCAACACCAGATGACTTAAAGGATGTTAATTCAAGAATTGAAAATACTGATTACTACCTAATAACAGTACCAGACCTAGATCCTCAATCATCAATATTTGATGGGATATATCATTTTATATTTAGATGGCAGTGGGAAGATGGCACTTATGGAAAGTGGTCGGTGGCTAAAGATTTTCAAACACAGGCCATAACACTGCCAGAAGTTGATAGTATTGTAAGCTCTTGGGCAAACACAACATTAAAAATAACATTCAATAGACCAGAATCAATAATTAAAGGCGTTGCAGTAAACCGTGCAGATAGTTTTAAAATAACACTTACAGATTCTACATATGGCACTTCATATACTTTTACTCAAAATGTTGACAAGAATAATAAATCTCAAACATTTACTCTTACAGAAGCAATAGCTAGAGAACATTTTAGAAAAACCGACAATGCTAAATATTTACCATCACAATATACTGGAAAGATACAGGTAGTAAATAAAGATGGAATAAGCACTGGAATAGTATTTACGACAGCGGCATCCGCAAGCGGACTCGGATCAGTAACAATACCAGATGGAGCATGGAGCACTGTATCACAACTTGATGGATATACTGTTGGCTGGGACTTAAATTATGTTTCACCATTAGGAGTAGCAATGCTTACTCCTGGACAAAAAGAAAATTTTGATTATGCTCAAGTTTATGAGGCAACAACAGCTACTGGTACATTTGCAGAAATAGTAAGAGGACAAAGTCCACAAATAATTAAGCATGTTGCCGATCTTACTAAAAAATATGTAAAAATTAGATTTGTTGGAAAAGATGGAACTACATCTACATTTTCTAATTACAAAGAAGTAAAAGCGGCTGATCCAAGTGGATATGATGCGACTGCCCCATCCAATGCAAAACCAATAACTGCTGGCACACCATCGGTAGATAGCAATGGTCTATTTGATTTTAACTACAAAGTGCCATTTAGCTGGGTAGCAGAAGAAGATACAACAACATTGGGGTATAAACTTCGATGGAGAATAAACGGATCTACAGAGCCCTATCAATACATGTCTGTTCCTGGAAGACTTACAACTACAGCTAACTTATTTGGAGTTCTTGCTGGACAAATTTATGAAGTTGGCAAAAGCACATATGACGAATATGACAATGTAAACTCTACGTGGCAATCGACTACGGTTACAGTTCCAGCATTCTCTGGTTCTATTAAAGATACAAAATATATAAGTGCTGGTGACATGAAGCTTGGATATGGAGTTGGTCCTGGTGGAGAAGCTTTTAACAAAGGGCTATATTTAAGTCCAAACAACTATTGGTATATTTATGGTAATACGGTAACAGATAATACAGCAAGAATAAAAATAGGAAGCTCTACAGATTCTATATACTGGGATGGAGCAAAATTAACAGTTAGTGGAGAAATTAATGCCAACTCTGGAAACTTTACTGGATCGGTAAGTGTTGGCGGAATTTCAAAAATAGACAATATAACCCAAATACCTGGACAATTAAGGGTTGTACAAAAATGGAATGTAACAAATCCAGCTTTACCAACTCCAACAATAGGAATTGAAATTGGAAAATTAAACACTGCCTACGTTGATGTGCCAGGAGTTGCATTATCAAATGGCATTTATGCATATAACATAGACGGGGGGAAGTATGTCCTCATCAATGCAGCAGATGGTTCAATTAGAACAAATAATATAATTGCATCTGGTACATTTTCAACTACTGGTTACGTAGATGGAGGAATAATGGGAACTGCAACGGTAACAACATCTTTAGGTAATGGTGTTTTGTCACTTACCTCATCACTTGCAAGTTCATTTATAAACTGGGGCTCAGCAGCAAATTTATCAATATCAGACCCAAAAGCTTCGGTAACTATTACTCCAGTAGATCTTGTTTTTAGGCCAGCTGCAGACCTTGGTATCGCAGCAGGAATATTTGCTATTACAGCTTCACCAGGACTTGGACGTGCACTTATTAGTTGGTCTGGTGGCATCTCAGCGCCAGCAATACAATGGGTAAATTATACATCAACGGAAAGAGGTACACATGCACTAAGAGATGTTGTTGCTGCAAGACCTTTGGTTATTACTGATCAGGGATATCAATATTTAGGCGCACAACATTATTACGGAGCAGCAAGCAGTGCAACTATGGCTGGGGCATCATTCGGTGTTGACGGAGACATATATTTTAGTACGAATGTGAGCTAATTGTGTCTATATATAAAAAATCTGGTGCCTGGAATCAAATAAAAAGAATTTATTATAAGTCTGGTAGCGTTTGGACCGAAATAAATAATGTTTACTATAAGGCATCTGCTGCATGGACTAAAGTTTTTTCTAAAAATAATGCACCAGGAAATACAAGCAAGCCACAAATAACTGGGTCATCTTATTTGTTTGGAACACTATCTGGTTCACTTGGCTCATGGACAGCTCCAAGTGGAACAAACTCATACGCAAGGCAATGGAAACGTGCCACAGACAATAATGGAGTTCCAGGAACATATTCTTCAATTTCTGGAGCTACGTCAGCAACCTATACAACAGTTTCCGCAGATGACAATAAATGGATATCTATTTTTATAACTGCTACAAGTAGCGGTACTGGACAGTCCTCAACAGTTGCCGCAGACGCAGTTTTTGTAAATAAGTACGCACCAGTAAATACAAATGCGAACAGTAAGCCAATTATTACTGGAGTAACGGAAGTCTTTAATACTTTAACTGCATCATCGACATGGAAAACTCTAACAGATATTGCTGGTGACACCACCCCAGACACTTATACTTATGTCTGGAAATGGGGAGATACTGGTGCACTTGCAACAAATAATAATAATAGTTCATCCTATACAATTGCTACGGCAGATAAAGGACATACAATAAAGGTTGAAATTACTGCAACAAATTCTGGAGGATCAACAACCGTAATATCTGATCCAACTGCCGTAATTACTGGGGCCTTGCCAAAAGCTACAATAAACACCGTTATTGTTTCTAGAGATCCAAATAGCTATGTATTCACAATTACCAATAATGGCACATGGACAAACTCTCCCACATCCTATAGATATCAGTGGTACGTTGAAACAACTGTTGCAATTTATGGATCTTCTTGGTCAATAATTAATGGAGCTACAAGCAGTTCTTTTGATGCATCTTCTTATAAAACACAAAATGTAATACCAATTGTTTGGGCGTCTAATTCCAATGGAGAAAGTACAAGCGGATACGCAAAACTTGCATATGGAGGAACTGGAGTATTCCCTGGAGGAAATGCGCCTCAAGACTCATCAAAGGTTTTATATAAACTTCCAACAATTACAACATTTACTGTTACTGGTGGAGTAAGAGCATTTTATTATATATCTAATTTTTCTGCTGACGACCCGTCTGCATCTGCAAGAATGACATGGTCTGGTGCATCAACTAATCCATTTGATCAATTATACCCCACCTCATCAGCAGTACAACAAATATATACCCCAATGGGAACTGCTGGATTGCATAACTTTACCCTGACAGTTACAAATACTGGAGCAGGTGCAATTGCTGGATCCGCAACCTCTTCAGTTAACAATGTAAATATTACAGTGCCAGCAGACTATTCATTTGCTTTTGGTAAAGACTTATATGTATCTACCAATGGTTATGTTGGACTTCTGGATTCTCCAAGCACAAACTTACAGCAACAATTTGCAGAATATTCTTTACCAAGGCTTGGTAGACTAATTGCACCATACCTGCGTGATTTAAGGCAAGGACTAACAACAGATACAACTGGTTACGGTTATTTAAAATATTGGTCTGATGCATCAAGCTTTGTTGTATATTCTACATCATATAATCTAGGTGGAGAAAATATGTCCGCTACCGCAATAGACTATCAAATGAAATTTTATACAAATCAATCGTATGTTGATATCAATTACATAAGAGTCGGAGCTTCTATGCCAGCTCCGTCTACAGGCCCAGGGCTGTACTTAGACGGAGCATATCAAAGATTTGGAGTGGCCCCTTATTCTGGTTATAATGGATTTAGAATTTACTTAGATGGAAGCCTGGGCTCTGTTGGACAATATTTTACCTCAATCCCATCAGCAGCTTTCTTAATAGCTGGCGGTGTTACATATGGAACAAATGATGATGGATATACAAGAATAGTTGCTTCCGCTAATCAATATGCAAAGCCTCTGGTTTACTTTAGAACACAATCATTTCCTCCATATCAACAAGATATAATTCCTGGTGCAACAACTTATTCTGTTGGAATCACAACTGGTGGTAACGACATGGCGTCTTATCAATATGTTTTAAAAAAGACCAGCGATAACAGTTTAAAAGCAAGCGGAACAGAAACCTTAAGCAAATATCTTGCCTTTACAGCCCTAACTCCTTTAACTCAATATACCCTTACTGTAACCCCATACAATTCGTTATCTCAAGCTGGTGATGATATAGTTTATTCTTTTACTACTCAGGGCATATACACCGTCACATTTAATTCTAATGGTGCAACGGGATCTCCTTCATCTGCAAGCGTAACGCAAGCATCAGTTGGTGCATCTGTTACGCTTGCAACAGTTGGAACAATGACAAAATCAAATAGCATTTTTGCTGGATGGTCTGCAAATGGAAATACTCCAACATTATCAAATACATATACTCCACTTGAAACTATAACCTTATATGCAGTTTGGTTGCCGCTATATGCATTTACATTTTCTGCAAATGGAGCAACTGGATCACCCAACATATCTTCTGCAAGACAGACGTCATCAGGCGGAGCAGTTACACTTGCAACAATTGGAACAATGGCATATACTGGTAAAAAGTTTCTTGGATGGAGTACATCAAGTACTGCAACAACTGCAACGTATACTTCTGGTTCTAGTCAAACACCGACATCAGATACTGCTTTATATGCTGTATGGGTAAATTTAACTTTATACAAAGTTAATTTATTTTCAAATGGAGGTAGTGCGTCAGACACTTCACTTACACAAACAACAGAGGGTGGCTCAGTAACATTGCCATTTCAGGCAGGAACAAATGGTACATTAGCATTTGGTGGATGGAATACAAATTCATCTGGAACTGGCACTAACTATGCTGCAAGCGCAAGTTATACACCAACCGCAAATGTCAGCCTATATGCAAAATGGACTGCACCCGCTGTTAACTATACTATTACATATAATGCTAATGGAGGTGCTGGTACAACATCGCCTACAACTGGTAATGGTTCTGTAACTTTAAGAGCAAATTCATTTACAAGAACTAACGCCACATTTGTTTATTGGAGCACTTCGTCAACTGATACTGGAACATCGTATTCTGCTGGAGCACCCTACCCTTTGACTGGAGATGTTATACTTTATGCAATCTGGACAGCGAATGCAAACTCCGCAACAGCACCAACCGTTACGTTTGTTGGCAATTCTGGAAATACAAAAAGCTGGTCATGGACTGCGTCCACAGTAACTGGTGGAACTTTAGTTGGATATGATTATTCGGTTAGCTCGACAAGCGGAACATCTGGATTTGGATCCTTTACATCCGTTGCATCAACCCCAAGAACTCTCTCACTCACAGTCACAAATGCTGCATCAAATCCAAGGTGGCTAAAAGTCAGAGCAAGATATACGGATGGAATAGGAACAGTTAAAACTGGACCAACTAATGCTACTGGAGTATAGTATTAATTAAATAAAAATGATAGAATAGTTAGATTGGAGAAAAACATGTTAAAAAAAGAACAAAAGCTGGATATTATTGAAAATAGAATTATAATAATTGAAGGTACTATATATAATCTAGAGCTCGGAATTCAGGAAGAGGAGGCTAAGAGCAGCCCCTCCGAAAGCTATATTCAAGAATTAAATTTTTTGAAAAGCGAAAATTTGATGTCTCTAGAAGCAATGAATAACCAATTAGACATAGTGTCTGCCGAGCAGTAAACAGCTTGCCAGATATTAGTCACACATGATATAATATAAAAGGAGGAAGACAATGACAATTTTAACAAAGCAGGAAAAGACTGAAATTATATCTGCTCACATTAAGAGCTTAAAGTATAATGAGTATAATCTTCAAATGGATCTTTTGCAAGAAAATGCAAAAACTGTTCCTAATACACAGACAGTTACCTCAGTTGAATCTCAGATTCAAGAAACAGGGAAACAAATTACAGCACTAAATGCAGAATTAACTGCAGTTGCTGCATTAACAGAATAGAGATTAAATTGGCAGAAAAAGCAGATTTAGTAATTACTGCTTTGCAGCAAAGAATTGGCGAATTGGTTTCAAGTTATGAAATTCAAAATGCTATTCTTAGGGCAGAAATTACACAGCTTATGGATGAAGCTGCGGAAAAAGAAAAGATAAAAGATAATTATGTTGAAGAAGTTCAAAATATAATTAAAGGCAATTAGGAGTAAAAATGGCAGATGCAACGGTACCAGTACCAAATTTAAATTTTAGTGATGGCGACCCACTCACAAGTGAAAAGTTGTCTTTGCTGTATCAATTTATTGTTGATACAAATAAAAAAATTCCTTTAACAAGCGCATCAACTGATGGGACTAAGCCATCAAAATTTGCTATGGTTTACGGTGACAGCACACAGATATTGGCATTGGCTCCATCTGGAGATACCTCTAAGAGCGTACGTATTGATTTCTCAGCAGCACGTTTTCCTGGAGCACCAAACATTGTAGTTACACCAAGATATACAAGCACAAAAGCAATTTCATTATTTTATCACGTTGATCAGATAAATGAAAACAACGCAAGAATTTCTTATTATCAAGAAAGTAAATCCACTGGCTCAGTTCACTTTGAATGGGTTGCAGTGTACATGGCTACTACAGCCTAGTTGACACAACAAAACAATATGTTACAATTACTGTAACATCAAAGTCACGTACCCGTGGCTTTTTTCGTATTAAGGCTAACTATGAGCAATGATTTAAAATGGATGCTTTCGTCCGACCAGCAATTCCCATATCAAGATGATAAAATGATTGCGCTTTGGTTTAAGGTAATGAAATGGTTTAAGCCAGATGTTGTTGATTATCTTGGAGATACAGATGATCAAGCATGCTATAGCAAATATACTGAAGGTAGATCAGCCGAATTCATGCAGCTTCATAAAAATGATAGTCGTGATCTTATTGTTCCTATGATGCGACATGAGGCAAAAGGAGCTAGAGATTTTTATGCCAAGACTAGAGAGATGCTTCCAAACGCACAGCTATTCTCTGCATTAGGAAATCACGATATACGTATCTTTAATTACGTAGACGCAAAGTTACCAGACTACATTAATGAAGTTACACCAGAAGCCCTTTGGTCGTTAGACTCTCTTGGATATGAATATATTTATTACGATGAGCTACCCAAGAGACGATTTGGAGATATTCACGTTCACCATGGTCTTTCGATTGCAGCAACAGGGTCTGCAAGAAAAGATATGGAAGACATGCAAGTTTCTTTAATTCGTGGTCACTCACATAGAATTGCTTCACATATGGTAACATATGAGCTTAGAAATAACGGAGAAGGAGAAACTCTTCGTGGATATGAAATCGGACATATGTGTGATGAAAAAGGCCCAGGAATGAAGTATACTCAACATCATGATTGGCAAAAGGGATTTGCTGTTGCACATATTGTAAATGACTACCCTCATATTCAAATGATTCACGTATCGCCAGACTACTCTTGTGTAGTCGACGGGAAAGTATTTACATTATAATGTGGTGTCAAAGATGTAATGGACGAGTTTTTATTGATAGAGTTTTTTCTCAAAAACTACATATGGAATTGTTTTGCATTATGTGTGGAAAACGATGGATGATTAATAAAGAAACGAATGCGTTGGCAAAATGGCTAGACAAAAGAGAAACCATGTACGCAAAGCTTTTCTCTATTTCTTCTTAAATAATAAAATACATAAAGTTTTAAGATCATCTCGTGCAAAAGATGAACTTGTTGCTTGGGTATATGAAGATAAGAAAAGAGTTATGTACTCTTACTCCCAGGTTGAAAAGAATATGGAATCTGCGTATACAATGACGCAAGTTGCATCAATTTTAAATAAGCATAGGGTGACAATACATGATTATATTTTAGAGGGTAAAGTAAAAACTCCTCAAAAAATATACTCAATAGGTAATGGCAATGATTCAAAGTGGTCAAAATATATGTTTAACCAGTCTGACATACTTGGTATACATGAATATATACTAGACTCTGGCCATTCTTCAGAACTTCCATCTAAAGCAGAAATTCTAGCTCTTCTCAAAACAAACTTAATATTGTATACTAAAACAGCAGAAGGAAAATTTGTACCTGTATGGAAGGCGGAGTAATGTCCAGGACTATTCAATGTTCTATATGTAATAAAGAATGGGAATTGCGTTGGGGAGTTTTTGCACATGATAGTTTATCTAGACACATGAGGGAGCATAAAAATGACAACAAGAGTTAAAGTAGATTTATCGTTTACTAGAAATCTTGGTAACTATGAAAGCATTAAAATTGGTGTTGGAATAGAAGATGATGTAAGGCAGGGAGAGACAGTCGATGCTGCAACAGAAAGAGTTTATGCTTTTGTTGAAAGTAAATTAATTCAAAAAACAGAAGAAGTAGAAGAAGAGCTCAAGAGTGGCAAATAGCAAAGAGCCTTATATTCTACTATCTTTATTTCAAAATTTATATAAAGAGAAGTATGGCAAGTATCCATCAATTAATAAGTTTCGTGAAAAATGGGCTATGCAAGATGTCATTGATAGTGTAGGATTTGATCGTGCAAAAGAATTGCTTGAATACTATTTTCATCTAACTAAGCACGGACACACCATTCAGTTTTTCCTATATAATTTTGATAAAATGGATACCGTAAAAACTGAGATTGAAAAAGATAAAGAAAAACGTCGTTTGTTACTACAAGAAACGAAGAAGATGGTAGAGCAAGGCGGGCTAGAGTGAACACAGAAGCAGAGCTAATCTCCGCAGTATGTAAAAATAAAGACATAAGTACACTCCTTGCGGATAACGTAGACGATCTATTTACATCGCATAAAGATATTTGGGATGGATTAAAGTCATACTACTATAAGTTTAAGGCGGTACCAGAAGCAGGAATCCTTCAAGAGAAATTTAAAGACTTTGAGCCAGTAGATGTCAAGGGACAAACTGGATATTATCTTGATACATTAAAAAATGAATTTATTTCAAATAAACTTAAAACAATTATTTTACGTGCAGGGTCATCATTAAAAGAAGATGCAGCCTCAAGAGTTCTTGAGAACATGCAATCTCAATTGGCTGGCCTTAGTAGGTTTACAAACAATGTGCGAGACCTAGACATCACAGATGCAGATGCAGCAATTAGACATATGGAGTTGCTAAAAATACGCTCTGCAGAAATGGGTGGATCCCCAGGAATTAAAACTGGATTTGAAGCAATTGATTTAGCATACCCAACAGGGATGGCTCCAGGACATTTAATTGTTGCAATTGGTTGGCCAGGTCGTGGTAAAACTTGGTTTACATCTTATCTTGCATGCAAAGCATGGGAACAAGGGTTTAAGCCAATGATTGTTTCACTTGAGATGTCACCAGAAAATATGCGTGATCGTATCTACACAATGCTTGGTTCTGGTTTATTTAAAGCATCTGATTTTTCTAGGGGAGATATCAATATAGATAACTTCCGCTCATGGTCATCAAAAAAGTTTGCAGATAAAAACGGTTTTATCTTAATTTCAAGCGAGGGCACCACAGAGGTTACACCTGCAACAATTCAAGGTAAGATCGACCAGCACAAACCAGATTTAGTTATTCTCGACTATCATCAATTATTTAATGATAACAAGCGCAGCAATTCTGAAGTTGAAAGAAACCGAAATGTTTCTCGTGAATTTAAAATGCTAGCAGTATCCAACAACATACCAATTATTGATATCACTGCAGCTACCGCAGACGATGTTTCGGATCAGGATAATCCTCCAATGATGTCACAGGTGGCATGGTCAAAGGCAATCGAGTATGATGCTGATATGGCTATGGCCGTACACAGATATCCAGGAACAAATATGATTGAGGTTGTTTCACGCAAAAATCGTCATGGGCATGAATTTGGTTTATACTTAGATTGGGATATCAACAGGGGTATCGTCAAAGAGATTTATGAGAATCCATTCCAAAATAATGAATCACAAACCGATAAAAAGATTTCAGGTTAGAGTTGAATTTTTAGACGACTCTGATATGGTTCGTGTAAAGCATCAATATGAAAGCATGCTTACGCATCAAATGAGAGACAAAGGGTATCTTAGGGTACTTGACATAGATACCAACTTTTCGGTAGAATTTGACGGTACAACATGGATGTTCTTAATGACACTCTATGGAATATATGTAGGAAAGAAACTGGCATGGGATCACGAAGCAATTACGCAAGGAAAGCTGAAGCCACGCAATACTCTAAGCAGCATATAAAGGCAATTGTAAAAAGTCTTGGCTTGCAGGTAGCTGGTGAAACAGACATAGAGATATCTTTCTACTGTCCATTTCATTCCAATAGGCACAGTGCAAGTTGTAGTATAAGTAAAACAACTGGGGCCTGGCTGTGTTTTAATCCATCATGTGGAGAAACTGGATCACTAATAGAGCTAGTTAAAAGAGTTTTGCATAAAAATGATTTTGAAGCAATGAGATATGTCTACTCAAAAGAAGCAGAAACATTAGAAAACTTTGATGATCTGCTTAACGATATGCTAGAAGATAAACCAGATTTTGTAGAATTCCCAGAAGAGATATTAAAAAACCTTCATAATGATTTAGTCTCAAGCCCAGATGCACAGACTTATTTTAATACTAGAGGTATAGATATGTCTTCAATGTCGCACTTTTCTTTAGGATACTCTCCAAAGCAAGATATGGTCACAGTACCAGTTCATAGCCCAGACGGATTACCAGTTGGAATTGTTGGTCGATCTATTTCAGAAAAGAAATTTAAAAACAGCACCAACCTGCCTAGAAGCAAAACTATGTTTAATATTCACCGTGCTAAAAAAATAGGAGATAATGTTATTATTGTAGAGTCTAGCTTCGATGCAATTCGTGTACATCAGGCTGGGTTCCCTAACGTTATTGCAACCCTGGGCGGCCACATATCTACAGAAAATATTGCTTTAATAAATAGATATTTTAATAAGGTTACTTTAATGACTGATGCCGACCATGCTGGGCGTGAGCTTGCAAATAGTATAGCCTCTAGATTAAAAAACAAAGACCTCTTGTGGGCTTCTTATGAATATGGTAAGATATATCCACATGATGCAAAAGATGCTGGTGATATGACCGAAGAGGAAATTAAAGCCTGTATCAAAAACGCAGTTTCCAATATTGAATATCAATCTTGGGCCCATCAAAAATAATAAACAGATGGATTTACACCATCAATTACAAAGGAGAAATATATGGGAATAGTAAAAGGTCTTAAAGATCTTAATAAGGTTATGGACAAACCGCAATCAAATGGCGGAGAAGGAACAAAAGGACGTTGGGTAAAGTTGGAGGATGCAGAGAGCGTAAAGATTCGTTTCTTGCAAGAGCTTGACCCAGACTCACCTACATACAATGAAAAAGCTGGACTAGGATTTATTGCAGTAGAGCATACTAATCCAAAAGATTATCGCCGTAAAGGTCTTTGCACGATGGAAGATCAGGGTAAGTGCTACGGATGCGAGCAACACCGTAAAGACTACAAGGCAGGATGGAAGGGTCGTTCACGACTTTACATCAATGTTCTTGTTGACGACGGCAAAGAAGATCCATATGTAGCCATTCTTTCACAAGGGTCAAGCGGAAAGACAATTACACCAACACTTATTGAATACGCTGGCGAAATGGGTAGCATTACAAATTTAATGTGGCGTGTCAAGCGTTCTGGAACAAAAACAGATACAAGCTACACAATTATCCCTTTAGCTAAAGACGAAGCACCATTTGATGCATCATCTCTAGAGCTTTTCGAGCTCGAAGCATCTGCAGTTCGTGATATGCCTTACACAGAGCAAGAAGCTTTCTTTGCTGGTGAAAGTACTCATGCAGATGAGCCTTCAGCAACTAGCAGCAACTTAGACTGGTAAACAATTAAATAGCAGGGGCAGTCTATTGACTGCCCCTGTATTATTTAGTAGAATGACAACATGATCTCATACGAAATACCAGATCCTTTTGATACTTTTGTGGCGCACAAGTATAAAGACTATAAGGGAATGCTCTATGACTTCTTTGCAAGAGAATGGCATTTAAAAGCAGCGTGTTGTGGCGAAGATTTATATGCACCAAACAAAAAAACAATGACGAAGATTAGACTTTATCATACTAGAAATGAATGCATGGGCGGATACTAATGAGCTTTACACACCTACATGTTCATTCATATTATTCATTAATGGATGGATTAAATTCACCTAAAGAATTATGCCAAGCTGCGTTAGATGCTGGGCAAACTGCGATTGCAATTACAGACCATGGCACTCTTTCTTCACACAGAGATATGCAGATTGCTGCAAAAGAATTAGGAATAAAGCCTATACTTGGAGTAGAGGCTTACATCTCCCCCACAGATAGATTTGATAGGTCTTCTAAAACAGATAAATCTATTCAGGCATATAACCATATTATTTTGCTTGCTAAAAATAAAAAAGGTCTTGAAAATATAAACACTCTTCAGGAGCTTGCTTGGAACGAAGGCTTTTATCATAAGCCACGTATTGATAGAGAGGTTTTAAAAGAATATGCAGAAGGCATTATTGTACTGTCTGGATGTCTTAACGGACTTATTAGTAAGTGTATTGAAAAAGGAGAGATCTCAGAAGCGAAGATTGTTCTCAAGGATTTCAAGAAAACTTTTGGTGAAGATTTTTACATTGAGGTTCAATCTCACAACCCAAAAGAAATAAATGAAAAGCTTCTCGAGCTTGCAGATGAATTAAAAATTAAGGCGGTGGCAACAGGAGATGCCCATTTTGCTAAAGAAGAAGATAGAGTATTAGAAGAAGCTCTACTTATTTTATCAACATCTCCCAAGGTAGATAAAGATACAGATTTTGATATGTCAAGAAACATAAAGGATATGTTAGATAGATTTAATTATCTTTATCCTGACCGTAGAATCTCATTTCAGAATATGAATTTGTTTATTCAAAGCCGTTCTGAAATAGAGGCAGACTTTAATAAAGCTGGGATTAATCGAACAGACATCTACAAGAATACAATGGAAATTGCTGATAAGGTTGGAGATTACGACTTCTATCAGGGCCTGGACCTCCTGCCAGTCCCAAAGACTGATGCTGATGAAAGACTAAGGGAGTTGGCTGAAAAGGGCTTAGAGAGGCTACAGAAGGCCTCAGACCCTATTTATATAGACAGGCTTAAAGAAGAGCTTTCTATTATTGCCAAGAAAAATTTTGCTTCATATTTCCTTGTTGTTGGAGATATGATTAATTGGGCTAAAGAAAATAACATTATGGTCGGTCCAGGTCGTGGATCTGCCGCTGGATCTTTAGTTTGTTATACATTAGGAATCACTGATGTGGATCCAATTAAATATGACCTACTGTTCTTTAGGTTTATTAATGAAGAGCGCAACGACTTCCCAGATATTGATACTGACTTCGAAGACCGCAGAAGAAAAGAAGTTAAAGATTATTTAAAGAAAAAGTTCAAGCACGTGGCTTCTATTTCTACATACACTTATTTTAAAGACAAGGGTGTTGTTAGAGATGCTGCTCGTGTATTTATGGTTCCACTTCAAGAAGTTAATCGTGCACTAAAGTCTGTAGATACATTTGAAGACTTTATAGATTCTCCAAACACAAAAGAATTTAGAATGCGCTACCCAGAAGTTGTTTGGCTTGCCGATAGACTTCGTGGAAGAATCAGATCAGTAGGCGTACACGCTGCTGGTGTAGTTGTTGCAAAAGATGATTTAAGAAAGTTTGCACCAGTTGAATCTCGTGAAGACTCTCAAGATAAAGTATCAGGAAGAATTCCAGTCGTCGCATACGATATGGATACGGTTGCAGATATAGGTCTTATTAAGCTAGATGCACTGGGTCTTAAGACTTTATCTGTGATCTCCGACACATTAAAGTCAATTAGAGATAGGCACGGGAAGACAATTAATCTTTCCGAAATGACTATGGATGATGCCAATGTTTACAAGATGCTAAGCGATGGTTATACAAAAGGCGTATTCCAGGCTGAAGCTACTCCATATACAAATCTTTTAATTAAAATGGGTGTAGACAAGTTTGAGGATTTAGCTGCTTCAAATGCCCTCGTTAGACCAGGGGCTATGAACACTGTAGGGGCAGCCTACATTAATCGTAAAAATGGTAATGAGGCTGTTGATTACATGCATACAATCATGAAGCCTTTTACCGAGAATACATATGGTGTTATTATATATCAAGAGCAGGTTATGCAGGCATGCGTACACTTGGGCGGCATGACTTGGGCAGAGGCTGATAAGGTCCGCAAGATTATTGGAAAGAAGAAAGATGCAAAAGAATTTGACCAATTCAAGGATAGGTTTGTTACTGGGGCTTCAGAACACATTACTAAGAAAAAGGCAGAGGCGCTATGGCATGATTTTGAGGCGCATGCTGGTTATTCTTTTAACCGTTCCCATGCTGTTGCTTACTCTATGCTTAGTTACTATACTGCTTGGCTTAAGTTTTATTATCCACTTGAGTTCATGTTTTCGATTCTTAAAAATGAAAATGATAAGGACGCAAGAACAGAATATTTAATTGAATCAAAAAGACTTGGACTCAAAGTTCTTTTGCCACATATTAATGAATCTCAAGTATATTTTTCTTTACAGGACAATGCAATTAGATTTGGATTAGCCGAGGTAAAGTTTATTTCAGATAGCATTGCAAATAAAATAATAGAAAGAAGACCGTTTAATGATTATTCTGACTTTATTGAAAAGGCATCAAAAAAGGGTTCTGGCATTAATAGCCGTGCTATTGCTGCTCTTAACTCCATCGGCGGTGCTGCGTTTACTGATAATAAAAGGCAAGGAAATGAAAAAGATAGTTACTACGAATACCTAGGAATACCTACATTTAATCTTGAAGGAATTCCTCCAAGAATTAAAGCTCAGGCTAGGCCAATTGAAGATTTTGATGATCTTGGATCCTTTATTATGTTTGGTATGGTAAAGTCTATTAAGCGTGGTAACGGTTGGGCAAGAGTAGAGCTTGTTGATGAGACTGGATCCATTGGACTATTTCACACAGAGCAGACACAGATAGAGACTGGACAGATGTACTTTATACTTGTTGGTGATAATAGAATTGCTAGATACGTAAAGGTATCAGATATTTCTTTCGACTCAGAAGATATATTTGTGAATTATTTATACAAAAAAGAATATGATTTGGAAGAAGATGAATATCAAGTAATCAACTTTACACCATACATAACAAAGGCTGGCAAGCATATGAGTCACATTGTTATGACCGATAGGGATAAAAATTTAACTAGGGCAATTGCATTTCCTACAATGTATAAAATGACCCTAGCAAAAATGCGTGAAGGAATGAAATGTAGGGTTACATTGTCAAAGTTAGACGATGGAACATTAAATATAAAGGAGATAAAATGACAGATGAAGTAAAAGCGGAAGAAGTATTTACGCAATTAAATGCTACAAAAATATTGGTTGCCATACTAGAGCAGATTGAAAAAATAACTGTTCCAACAAACTTGATCCTTTTGGCAGGCGAAAAAGACAGAGAAATACAGGTTGATTATAATTCTGATGATCAGACATTTACTTTTGCAATAAGGAAAAATAATGAATCAGGGTTCGATAACGACCAACTCATTGAAAGCTTCGAGTAGCACTTTGCCAGAACTAGTAACAGACTACGGGCTAGACGCTCTATCTGCAATATTGCATGAGACTGCAATAGAAAAGGGGTTTTGGGATGGAGAAATTGACTACGACAAGATAGGTAATAAATTAGCATTAGTTCATTCTGAAGTTACAGAGGTGCTGGAGGCAATAAGAAAAAATAAGGGCTCGGAAGAAGTTGTTGAAGAAATAGCAGATGTATTAATTAGAATATTAGATATCTATGCAGCAATGAGAAACTCTGGAGACCTAGTAGAAAGCTTAGACGAAATTTTATTTAATAAAATGGAAAAAAATAAAGCAAGGCCAAAGCTTCACGGCAATTTGTTTTAATGATATAATAACATAAAAGAGAGAGTTAAAATGACAATAATGATAGACAACATACTATCTAAGCTAGACCCTAAAACAAGAGCCAGAGTTAAGTCTGCACAGGATATAGTTGTTGAAAAACAAAAAACTCCAAGTATCGGGCTTAACATGGCGCTTAAGGGTGGTCTTGGGTATGGACGACAAGTTTTAATTTGGGGCAACAAGTCAGCTGGAAAATCTTCTTTTTGTTTACAGATGATAGCAGAAGCACAAAAAGATGGTAAAACATGTGCTTGGATAGATGCTGAAGCGTCCTATGATCAGGCTTGGGCAGAAAAACTTGGAGTAGATTCGTCTTCCCTTATCTACTCTCCAGCAAAAACAGTAAATGATATGGTTGATGTTGCTACAAAATTGATGGACGCTGGTGTTGATCTAATAGTTGTTGATTCCATCTCAGCATTACTCCCAGCAATATATTTTGAAAAAGATGGAAATGAAATGAAAGATTTGCAAGATACTAAGCAAATCGGAGCAGAAGCAAAGGATATGACCCATGCGGTCAAAATGTTAAACTATGCAAACAAAAACACATTACTGGTACTCATCTCACAGCAAAGAAATCAATTTGGATCTATGCATGCTTCCCATATCCCGACAGGGGGAATGGCAGTCAAGTTCTTTTCTTCAACAGTCATTAAGCTTTGGTCATCAGAAGCTGAAGCTAATGCTATTAAGGCAGGCATTAAGGTTGGTGACAAAATCATTGAACAAAGAGTTGGCCGACCAGTCAATTGGATTATTGATTACAACAAACTCGGCCCCCCTAATTTATCAGGACAGTATGACTTCTACTACCAAGGAGAAAGCTTAGGAGTTGATTTAGTAGGAGAAACTTTAGATGTTGCAGAGATGGTAGGTGCAGTTGAAAAAGGTGGAGCCTGGTATACAATCAATGGAGAAAGATTACAAGGAAGATCAAAAGCTGTACAGTATTTAAAGGATAATAGAGATGTTGTTGAAAAATTAGTTAAGGATATTGATGCCAAGTCTTAATGATTTTTTAAATAAAAAAGATAAAGAGGAAGTATACTCTACATTAGAGCCTATTGATGGCTTAAAGCCATGTGCACATTGCAATGAAGATGTAGATGGTGGATGGTGGGATCCCGAAAAATTAATAATGAGTTGGAAATGTTCCAATGGACATGAAAATTCTTATCAGGTAGGCTAATGTCAGAAAGAGCAGAAGTTAAAAGAGATGGTGCAAAAGCTCAAAAAAATTCTGGTAGAGGAGATTATCAAAAAGGAGATGCTCAATGGAAAAAATTTCTTGTTGATTATAAAGAAGCAGGTAAATCCTTTACTTTAAATAAAGATAATTGGGCAAAGATTTGTACGGACACTTTTAAGGTCAATAGAGATATGTATCCAGCATTAAAGATTATTATCGGGTCGGAATCCAAAGTTCGTCTTGGGATTATTGAGTGGTCAATTCTTGAAGAGTTGATTCAATTTTATGAGGAGAATCATGATTAAAGAAGTATTTTTAACTACGCTTACTGGAATGGGCGTGGGTGCAGTTTTTAGTATATTTAGGCTACCAGTCCCAGCCCCACCAGTCTTTGCAGGCCTAATGGGAATATTTGGCTTATGGATGGGCTACGGACTTATTCAAAGGATTCTTTCATGAGTGTATTTTTAATGGGGCTATTAATAGGATTTGTTGTAGGGTATGGCGTAGGCCTACTTATGGATAAATGGAGTAAGGCAATTGAAAATGACAGAGGATAAAAATACACTTGAGCTTATAAGTAACATTACTGAATTCAATGATCTTCATGAGTTTATGCAAGATGAACACCTAGATAAAGCCCTGTCCATTGTGGTAAAATTATTAATGAACCCAGACGTACCTTCAGCAAAAGCACCTATGTTAATTATGGAGCTGCAGGCTATGTCTACAAAGTTTGCTGTGATGTCTTCAGTCTATTCAACTATTGCTAAAGATAAAGCAGGCACAGTAAATAACAATAAAAAGAACGTATATTATTCAGTAAAGGAGTCCATAGACAAACTTGTAGATGCACTTAAGTATGTCGTTAGGTATAACTCATAATGGGAAGAGATATTGTAAAGAACCTTAAGTTTAAGAAACATACTGGAAAGTTCTTCGACCCAGAAAAATTTGCTAGTCTTCTTGATGAGGCCTATAAGAATACAAAACGTGCAGATGGCTCTATGACAAAAAAATCGTTTAGCCCAAGTTCATTAGGATATGGACATGGCAAGTGTCCTAGATATTGGTACATGGCATTTTCAGGTGCTGTTTTTATTGACGATAATGATGCCGTAGCTGTAGCTAATATGGCCCAAGGCACACAGGCCCACGAAAGACTTCAAAAACTTATTGCTACAATGCCTGAGTGGAAAGCGGAAGAAGAAGAGATTGTTAATGAGTATCCGCCAATCAGAGGCTTCATAGATCTTATTATGGAGTACGATGGTGAAACGGTTATTGGTGAAATTAAGACGGCAAAGCAAGAGGTCTGGGACACTAGACAGTCAGAGATGAAGTCATCCGCAAACCACATGCTTCAGTTATTAACCTATATGAAGTTAAAGAATGCCAAAGAAGGGTTCTTTTTATATGAGAACAAAAATACCCAAGAGATACTAATTATTCCAATCTCAATGAATGACAAAAATAAGAAAATTATTGAGGATGCATTTCTATGGATGCAAGAAGTATGGGATAATTTTCAAAATGGTGACCTACCAATGAGACCTGCGGGTGCAACAAAATCAAAGATGCCTTGCACGTACTGCCCAGTTAAAAAAGAATGCTATGACAAAACTGGTCCTGTGGGTACTGTTCAGATAGAATTATATGAGGCACCAATTTTATGATTTGTGCCAATAAAGAATGCGCCAAAGACTTTGATGCAAAAACTCATAATCAAAAATACTGTTCTGACGAATGCTGCAGGGTTGCAACTAATAAGAGAATTATGGAAAAGTATTACGAAAAAAAAGCAATTAAAAGTGGCGCTGTAAGAAAATGCAAGAAGTGCTCTGCACCACTTAGTAGATATAATCAATTTACAGTATGTGCAAAATGCGAAAAAAAGAAAACAAATTCTGAAAAAGAATTAGAGGACATATTAAATGAAATTAGCAGGCTTAGTTAAAACTCGGGCTTACCGAGTGCTTGGAATAGATGCTTCTACAAACTCTATTGCATTTTGTTTGATGGAAAACGACATACCATTAAAATGGGGTAAAATTGATTTGGTTGGCATGGATATATATGAAAAAATATATGATGCTAAAAAGAAAATGTCGATAATGTTAGATCAATTAAAGTCAGATTATATTGTTGTAGAAGGTGCGATACTTGTTAGATCTCCTGATGCTGTGATAAAATTATCATATGTTTATGGTGTTGTTATTGCTGAACTTATGTCTACTGGAGCTTCCGTTATTACTATAGCCCCTAGTAGCTGGCAGGCCTATATAGGGAATAAGAACCCAACAAAAGAAGAAAAAGCGGCAATAAGATTGTTAAACCCAGGGTACGCTGAATCCTGGTATAAAAATAAATTAAGAAATATGAGAAAACAAAGAACTGCTGATTATTTTAATAAAAAGTATGGTTTAAGTATTGAAGATTTTGATGTAGCAGATAGCTTTGGAATTGCACATTACGGTAATCAGGTGTTAACTAAACGATGAAATTGTATCAAAGCAAGGATTGGCTATATAGAAGATACGTAGTACAAAAGAAAAGTATTACAGAAATTGCAAAAGAATGTAATGTTTCTGCTATGACCATACAGAGACACGTAGAGCAGTTCGGATTGGGCAAGAAAAAATGAGTAAAGATTTTTGGCAAAGCGTTGATAAGAATAATGTAGGAGATGCTATATTAACTGGTTATGTTGGTAGCTTAAAGGACATGCCAGTATATGAATATGTTTCTTCTTTAATGGGATCTGGAGAATACGTTTTAGATTTTGGTTGTGGGGTAGGAAGAAACTCTGTTGAGTTGGCCAAGTCTTATAAAAATGTTATATCATTTGATTTGCCAAATATGATAGATCTAGTTCCAGAAGAAAATAAATTAAAAAATATACAGTACATAAATGATTGGGAAAAGGTAAAGGAATTTAAATTTGATTTATCTCTGGGCAGCTTAGTTTTTCAGCACATAGAAGAAACAGAATTAAATGAATATTTAAATGATTTGTCTAAAATTACAAATTCTTTAATTGTGCATAGTAGAACCTGGATTGATCATTCTGAAGTAAAGGTCTTGCCAATATTAGAAAAATACTTTATACTAGACTCAATAGAATATTCTATAGATCCAAATAGCCCTTCCGACGATCACTTCGTTGCAGTTTTAAAATCAAAGGAGCAATATGCTTAATCCAGTATTTGAAGATACACAGGTATTTCGATGCACAGATTTATATTTAAGTGCAGTAAGTGCACCAGCAGGATATGCAATTTGGTCAGCATGTCATGAAATTGCAAAAATGCTTATTGAAAAAAATATCTCTTATGGAAACTCCGCTCTGGATCCAGCAAGAATATTTTCAGTGGCGGATTCGACAGAGCAGCTAAAAGTTCGAATTGATGACAAATTAAATAGAGTTAAAAATAATCAGGGGTATGCTGGAGATAATGATATAGACGACTTGATTGGCTATCTAGTACTTTATAAAATAGCTAAAAGTCAGGTTGCAATTTCAGTCGACTAGAAGTATAATAAATTATATGACTAATGAAATAGAGCCAGCAGTTCATTTTGACCGCATGAATAAGGTGGTTGAAGAATTGCTCAAAGGTAATTCAGCAACACAAATAGCAACCCTTACTGGGTTTTCTAGAAAAGAAGTCTTGGAATTTATTGATGAGTGGAAAATAGTAGTACACAATGATACTAATATTAGAGATCGTGCCAGAGAAGCTATTTCTGGCGCTGATCAACACTATGCAATGCTAATTAAAGAGGCCTGGAAAACCGTAGAGGACGCAGACACACAGGGTCAGCTAAGTGTGAAGTCGGCATCATTAAAGCTTATAGCAGACATTGAAACAAAAAGAATATCGATGCTTCAGTCTATTGGTGTATTAGAAAATACACAAATAGCTTCACAAATTGCAGAGACTGAAAGAAAGCAAGAAGTCCTAGTGGGAATATTAAAAGAGGTTACTGCTGGTTGTTCAAAATGCAAAATGGATGTTGCAAAAAGGCTTTCTCAAATTACTGGGATAGTCGAATCCGTTGTAATTGAGGATGCAAATGTCGTTTGATTTTGCAGATTTAATTGATATTTTAGACGGGGAAGAGTTTGAAGAAAAGCCAGTAGATCTTCGTACATTTGTTAATGACCCAAATTATTTAGGACTACCTCCTCTTTCAGAATATCAATATACTTTAATTGAAAAAAGTTCTCAGATATATAAAGAGTCTACGTTAAAAAAATTGTTTGGAGAAGACGAAGGATCAATAAGGTTTAAGCAGACAGCAAATGAAGTTGTTGCACAACTAGGAAAAGGTTCAGGAAAAGATTACTGCTCAACCATTGCAGTTGCATATATAGTTTATTTACTATTGTGTTTAAAAGATCCAGCAACCTACTATGGAAAACCACCAGGAGACTCTATTGACATTATTAATATTGCTATTAACTCACAGCAAGCAACCAACGTATTTTTTAAAGGGTTTAAAAGCCGAATAGATAAGTCACCATGGTTTGTTGGTAAGTACTATTCTAAGGCATCCGAAATTCAATTTAATAAAGCTATAACAGTTCACTCTGGTCACTCAGAAAGAGAAGCCTGGGAAGGGTATAACGTCATAGTTGTTATTCTTGATGAGATTTCTGGTTTTGCTATTGATAACACAACAGGCCACGATCAGGCTAAAACAGGTAGCGCAGTGTATGATATGTATAGAGCATCAGTAGATTCTCGTTTCCCAGATTTTGGTAAAGTTATTCTCTTATCATTCCCTAGATTTAAGAATGATTACATACAGCAAAGATATGATGCGGTTGTAGGCGAAAAAGAAACTATAGTAAGGGATCATAAATTTAAGATGTATGACGAGCTGCCAGATGGGACTGTGGGTAACGAGTTTGAGATTCAGTGGGAAGAAGATCACATTGTATCTTATAAGATACCCAAAGTTTATGCGCTTAAGAGACCAACCTGGGAAGTAAACCCAGTTAGAAAAATTGATGACTTTAAGACGGCCTTCTATACAAACCCAGGAGATGCTCTTTCAAGATTTGCCTGCATGCCGCCAGACGCTGTTGATGCATTCTTTAAGTCAAGAGAAAAAGTAGAAAAAGCATTTAATGTAGGATCAATTGCCGTAGACAATTTTGGAAGACTTGAAGAATGGTTTCTGCCAGACCCAGATAAAAAATATTATATACACGTAGACTTGGCGCAGAAACATGACCACTGTGCAGTTACCATGGCACATGTTAATAAATGGGTAAACGTAAAGGTAACCGACACATACTCACAGCCAGCACCTATTGTAGAAGTAGATGCAGTAAGGTATTGGACCCCGACACCAGATAAATCAGTGGACTTTACAGAAGTCAAAGACTATATCCTTTCTCTTAAAACTAGGGGTTTTAATATAGCAATTTGTACATTTGATAGATGGAACTCGCATGACATGATGCAACAACTTAAACAATATGGAATTAATACAGAGATTCTGTCCGTTGCTAAAAAACATTATGATGATATGGCAATGGTTGTAGCAGAAGAAAGATTAATTGGGCCACACATCCCACTACTCATAGACGAGCTCTGCCAGCTTAGAATTATGAGAGACAAGGTTGATCACCCAAGAAAAGGATCTAAAGACTTAGCTGATGCTACCTGTGGGGCCATATTCAATTCAATTAGTAGAACTAGGTTTGACAATAATCAAGAAATTAATGTTCATACATATGAATCAATGAGCTATGATAATGATTTTGGCACAAAAAATGATGGGAAAACCTATAATTATAATATGATCAGGGCACCTAAAATGCCAGCAGATTTAAGAGAAGCAATGGACAGGATGCAAATAATATGAGCGAGTATCAAGAAAAAGCAAAGCTTTGTAAATGCTGTAGTAAGCATGTACCTTTGCCAACAGTTCTTAGGGAATATGAGGGCATTACTGTTTGCCCAACAACGTTTTCAAATATATTAGAATACAAAAGAATATGGCAGTCTTTTGAATCTAGGCCACCTGGTAGCGTAAGAAAACATTTTTCTGAGTACGTACAACAAATTATAGAATCAACTATTGACAAAACCAAAGAACAAACTATATAATACAACTAGGCAACAGTAGCTTAGTTGGTTAAAGCCCCGAACTCATAATTCGGTAATCGTAGGTTCAAGTCCTACCTGTTGCACATGGAGGTAATAGTATGATTAAATTAAAATACTTTTTTTATAACATATATTATAAAATTAAAAAAAGGTTTAAAAAAAATAATAACACAGATAGGTTTATATATTAATGAAGCAAGAAGCAAGAATGTCCCTAGATGCAACCATGATCTATGGGGCAAATGATGATTTTAGATTAAACCTGCTGGCCAGAAAAGCTTTATTCTTTAACGATTTTCTGTGTTCAACAGAAAATAATCAGACCATCCTTGCAGAAGGAGGGGTAGAGTATTCATACAATTCTGATGGGTTTAGGTCAGACGACTTTGCTGAAGACGCAGATACATTATTTGCTGGATGCTCCTTTACCTTCGGAACAGGAATGCATCAAAAGTATATTTGGTCAAAGATTGTTTCAGAAGAAATGGGTGTAGAACACTATAACCTTGGCTCCCCATCATCTTCAATTCCAGCAATAGTGTATTCATTATTTAATTATTTTCAAAAATATGGAAATCCAAAGAATTTAATTTGCCTTTTCCCTGATTTTTATAGAATGCAAGTACCAATAAATTATAACTTTTATTATTGTGAAAACAATCCAAACGTTGGTAAAGATCAAGACATGAATGCCTATCAATATATACGTAATGTCACTGGAATACGGCCATCAAATTATCAGACCCTAGACAAAATTTTAGAAAAGCCCTATAAAATACAACAAGGTTTTTCTGGTGATTTGCCATACTTTTTATCATTAAGACATTTAATGATGCTAGAGCAGTACTGTAAGTCAAGCGGGATAAATTTTATCTGGGGCCTATGGCAAACTGAAAATTACGCAGCTATATTAAAAATGAGAGAACATGATAGTAACTTGTTTCCTGGCCTTATTGATTTAGAAATGTATAAATGGAGAATGAACTACGATTCCCTAGAAGACGAGTTCTTTCCAGGCAACCATCAAATAGCATTTAATAATTGGGAAGAGTCGGACAAATTAAAAAGACAACACTGCCATACAGAATTAGAAAGCAATGAGCCTGAAATTTTTCACCTGGGCTTAGACAGGCAGCATGGATGGGTAAATACACATTGGGGTACACATAGGCATAGACATATTGCTGATTCTTTTATAAAGGAGATTAAAAAAAATGTATAGCATTTCAAAAAAATTTAGGGACGAAAATTTACTATCAAAAAATTTTGTAAACCCACATAATGCTTTTGAGAGATTTATTTTTAATGAATTGAGGGCAGTATACAAGCTAGACAATTCAGAAGATCATGGTCCAGGCGTTTCTTATAATCTAAATAAAAATGACTACAGGTCACCAGAATTTTTTAACAACCCAGATGTAATCATTACTGGTTGCTCTCAAACTTACGGGCAGGGTGTGCCAGAAGAAACATCATGGGGTGTACAGGCATCCAATGCTTTAAATTTATCCTATGTAAATATATCAGAGCCTTCATCATCAACCATGCATCAAATTCAAAAAATATTTAAATTTATAAAAGAATATGGAAAACCAAAATATATTTTTTGCATGTTCCCATCATTTGCAAGATACTCAATGCCAATAAGCCCTGGGCTATTAACGGCTAAATCAATAAAACATAATAATGGTAGATATAATGCTTCAAATATTATTGCACAAGTTTTAATTGATGATGATGGATTTGCTCCCGTGCATTCTGATTATTTTACACAGGATAGACCGCAGTATTTAAAAAGCCCGTACTATATGGAAGACGTGATACCACCAGAAGTAGGATACTATTATTCTTTTCAGCATATACATATGCTGGAGCAATACTGCCAAGACGCCAACATAGATTTATATTGGACCACCTGGAATGAATCTGATGAGCATTTAATTAAATATGCAATTAATAAAGACAATGAGCATTTTAAAAGATTTTTCTCAATAGATATAGGTGAATGGGAACGAACTAAAGAGTTTAAATATGTGTTAAAATTAGATGCTGGGTGTCACAGTAATGATATACTTAGAGATATGTATAAGTACCACTGGGATCTGGGTGGGGACCGCAATCCAGATTCTGGATTACCGCATATGGGTGTTCACTTGCATAAGCATATTGCAGATGCGCTACAAGATAGGATAAAAAATGGAAAAAATTGAGTTGCAAGATGGCATCTTTATGATCAAAGATTTTTTGACAGAAGAAGAGGCCGCTTATTTAAATAAAATATCGGTAGAAGCAGAAGATGACGACGAACAATGGAAAGAATCTTTAAATAACTCAGAATCATTTTGGCATGATAAGGTAATGCGTATCCCAAATCAGAAAATGATGGAAGATATTTATAAAAGAGCCGAAGAATATATTGATCCATCATGTAGACTAAGTGAGCTTACTGTAATACAAAGACTTTATACTGGATCATTCTTAAAATATCACCACGACTCTGGTTACACAGATGACTTAAAGTATGCTTTGGTAATTTATATCAACGACAATTATGTTGGAGGGGAACTTCATTTCCCTGACAGAGACCTAGAGATCAGAGTGCCAGCAAGAGCGCTTGTCACCTTTCCATCTGGACCAGATTACGAGCATGGCGTGAAAGAAGTTTTAGAGGGGCCAACAAGATATGTTGTTCCATCATTTGCATTCATTAGGAAATAATGCGTATTGGTTTATTGGGCTGTGGAATGGTAGGCAATGAGCTATACAAAATGCTTATTCAAGATGGCCACGACGTAACGGTAGCAGTAAAAAATTTAGATAAGCATAAAGAAATAGATCCTTCTAAAATTACGATAGATCCATATGAAATTGTAAATGACCCAGGCATTGATATAATAGCAGAGTGCTTGCCTGGAAGAACGCATCCTGATATTAATTTTGCTATTGAATTTATCAGACATTCCTTATATAATAAAAAAGATGTTTTTACATGTAATAAAATGTTGGCACAAGAGTATGCGGATGAAATTTGCTACAAGGCTGAAATGTACGGTAAAACAGTGTATTTAAACTCCCTGGTATCCTCAGACAAGCCAGAAGATCTTTTTAATGGAGAAAAGCTAACAAGCAAAAACTTTAAAAAATATAACTCAGACAACATATATATATTCCGTGGCGGCGGAGGTACGGAGACGGCAAAGTATATGTATGATGAAATTAAGGATTACATAAAAGATAAGGGATTGTAATGATAGTGCTTGGAATTAATGAAACATCTCATGACGCATCAGTATCTCTAATTAAAGACGGAGAAATTTTGTTTGCTGGCCATTCTGAAAGATATAGCAAAAAGAAAAATGACTGGTATGTGAATGATAGTTTAATCAATGATGCTTTGTCTTATGGCACACCTGATCACATAGCCTACTACAGAAAGCCTCTTCTAAAGGCCTCTAGGCTATTTCTAAAGGGTGGTGCTGGGGAATGGAAGCCACGTTTTAATATAGCGGGGATTCCAAGAAAATCATTTGGACACCATTATTCACACGCTTCTGCAGGGTACTATACAAGTCCGTTTACAGATGCAGCAATAGTGGTTTTAGATGCAATAGGGGAATACAACACATCAACAATATGGGTTGGCGAAGGCGACAATATTAAATTAAAGTACAAGCAAAACTACCCAGTAAGTTTTGGATTATTTTACTCTTCATTTACTCAGCTCATAGGCCTAATGCCAAACCAAGAAGAATACATTATGATGGGTATGGCTGCATACGGAGACTGGAGAAGATATTATAAAAAAGTAGATGAGTATTTCCCAGAGTATGATCAACAAAAGTATAATTTTCATAAAGGAATAACTGACTGGGGAATGGCAATTACCAATCAAGATAAGTTTGATATTGCTGCCGCAGTTCAAGTGGTATATGAGCAGAGATTAAATCAGTTTATGCGTATGGCAAAAAGCTTAACAGGAAAAACAAATCTTGTATTTATGGGAGGGTGTGCACTGAACTCTTCAGCAAACACTTTACTTTGGAAAATATTTGACACGGTTTGGATTATGCCAAACCCAGGTGATGCTGGTAGCTCTTTGGGCGCAGCCGCAGCTCTATACGGCAAGCATCTTAATTGGGAAAATCCTTACCTTGGTTATGACCTCGGAGGCGAGTACCCAGAAGATAAAATTATTAACTCAATAGTTACAAATGGAATAGCTGCTGTTGCAACTGGAAGAGCGGAGTACGGGCCAAGAGCATTGGGAAATAGAAGCATATTGGCGGACCCAAGAGATCCAAACATTAAAGATAAAGTTAATATGATTAAAAAACGTGAGCTATTTAGACCATTCGCACCAGTTATAATGGAAGAGTATGCATCTGATTGGTTTGATATGGATTTTTCAAGTCCATATATGCAATACACCGTAAAATGCAAAAAGCCAAACCTTATACCATCCGTAGTTCATAGAGATGGGACTTCAAGAGTTCAAACTGTAAATAAGGATCAGCACGAAGGCCTTTATAATACTTTAAAAAAGTGGAACGATATAACTGGAGTCCCAATCCTTTTAAACACAAGTTTAAACATAAAAGGACAACCTCTTTTAAATGATCAAAACGATATAAATGAATGGGAACAGTTCTATGGAACCAAAATTATTACATAAATCAGATCAGCTCGACCTGGCCTTAGAAAAGAAAAAGTATGATGAATTTGGGTACACGGACTTTAAAATACTTCATGCAAGGCAATCATCATGTAGCGAGATATCTGAAATAAATTATAATGAAGATATAAAAATTGTAAAGATTAACAATTTAAAAATTACCAATACTGATGCCGAGCACGTCTATATTTTAGGCAAAACGTTTATATCCTCTTTTCATTATCACATGCATCATTTTCTTGCAGAATCTATAGCGCAATATGAAAATATAAAAAACGTAGTACCAGATTTAAAAACAGTTTTTGTTGATGATGCTCCTTACCCATATTGGAGGAATAATTTGAATGACACTTCGTCATCGTCATTCATGAGTGATTTAAAAACAATGTCCTTTGGGACTAGGAATAAAGATTACGAACCACATCAATACTTTGAGCCAGTCTTTAATGCATACTCTAGTGATGGTCAAATATATAACATGAATTATGATAATTTATTTTTTGAGGAAGTTTATTTTATAGTTGATTTTTCAAAAATAATACCAAAGAGTATATTTGAGCAACATGATTTTACTCCAATGTGGATGTATGAAGATGTTGATGTCTATACAAAAATTAATTATAATAGCTTTATGCCAAAGGGATTATTTAAAATAAATAAAGCACTAGACTTTAAAGAAAATCACACTCTGCCTAAAAAAATATATATATCCAGAAGTGATTCAAATGAAAGAAAAAAAAAGCAATATATTTCTACTGCAACCGAAGAAAAAATAAAACAAGATATAGCCATAAGAGTTTTTGATAACGAAGCAGATATTGAAAGTTATTTTATTTCATTGGGCTATTGTTCTGTATCTTTTGAAAAAATTAGTTACATCGAGCAATTGCAGTATATGAGAAATGCAACACACATCGCTGCATTATCAGGAACTGCAATCATTAATTCATTTGCTTGTAACGCAGATGCTACCATAATAGAGATTAGGGTAAAAAGTGGATACACGCATACATATAAAGATTATCATAAATTTTATGGTATATCAAAATATAATAATTTAGTAATAGATTTACGATACTTAAACGAGGACCCAAAAAAAATTCTAAATGAATTAAAAAGTATGTCAAACATTTTTCAAAAATCTAGCGGCGACAGGGCATATATCACTAGAGCATACAATAATATATTTATTGATGGCAAAAAAAATATACTAATAAAATCATCTACAAATACTGAAAAAATTAAATCTGAGCACGATTACTACTGGAATCTACCTCATAATATAATGAGGTATTTTGCAATGCCATTTGACTTTAAGTATAACAATAGTCGTGCAGAATATTCAATGGAAATATTCAAAATACAGGACTTAGCACATCAGTATGTATCTGGTGAATTAAGTGTGGAATCTTTTAAAGAGCTACTTGAAAGAATTAAATCTTTTCAAGACGAATGCCGTGAATCATCAATAGAAGAAAAATCTAACGTAGATGTAATGCAAGAATCAATAGATATTATTTTAAATAAAATAGATACAAGGATTCAAGAGCTTGAATTATATGATACATGGACCCATTCTGATTTTAATAAAAAGTTGGCCTCGATGCATATAACTCCTTCAACACTTAAAGAAAGGGTTATTATAGCTTTTGGTAAGTATTCTGGCTCAAGAAAAACATTTGTTAAAAAAATTTCCCACGGCGATCTCTGTTTTTCAAATATTTTATGGGACTATAATAACAAAATAATGAAGCTTATAGATCCAAAAGGAATAGAGTATTTATACATGGATGAGTATTATGATATAGCAAAACTAAGTCACTCTATCAATGGATTTTATGACTACATAATACATGAGCTATACGAATTTGATTATATACATCAAAAATTAATATTTACCGCAGAAAAAAATCAAGAGATATTAAATGTATTTAAAGAGTATTTAAATGAAAAAAATATAGACTACAAATTAATGAGGACATTTGAAGCATCAATATTTTTATCAATGCTTCCCAATCACGCAGAAAGCGATCAAAGAGTTGCAGCTTTTATGTTGACATGTCATAATATTTTAAAGGAGCTTGAAGATTAATATATTAATACCAATGGCTGGGAGGGGCACAAGAATGAAAATTTATGATCCTTCTGTGCCAAAACAGATGATAAGCATTCTTGGGAAACCAATGATGCAGCACATCTTTGAAAATATTAGGCTCGATGCCCAGTATATATTTATTGCCACAGATCATGATTTAAAAAATTTTAATATAGAGGAAATTGTAGGTACTATATTTGAAAAATATAAAATTGTTCCACAAAATGGATATGTTGATGGAGCAGCAATATCTATTTTGTATGCAAAAGATTTAATAAACAATGAAGACCCATTACTCATAGTAAACTCAGACCAAGTTATAGAGTGGGATCCAGGAAAATTTACAGAAATATTAAATTCTGATTTTGATGGAACTATATTTACATTTAATAGCAATTTGCCAAAATACTCCTATGCAAAAACAGATAATTATGATATAGTTACTCAAGTTGAAGAAAAAAATGTTATCAGCAATAATGCCACAGCAGGTTTTTATTTCTGGAAACATGGGTCTGATTTTGTTAAGTATGCTGAGTCTATGATACATAAAAACATAAGAACAAACAATGAATTTTATGTAGCACCAGTTTACAATGAAGCTATATTAGATGGCAAAAAAATTAATATATTTAAAGTAAATACAATGTATAACCTAGGTTCCCCAGAAGACCTAGAGCATTATATAGAATGGAAAAAGAATGTCTGATTACGTAAACATTACCAATCCATACGGTGACATATGGATATGTGAAAATTTTTTAAATGACGAAGAAAGAAATACTTTATTTAATTTTGCAAAAAATAGTACGGAAGATGAATGGAATCTAAGATACATTAAAGATAGATCCCTAGAGGCTTCTTATAAATATGAGCTGGGTAGCGACGAATGGAAAGAAACAGTCGAGCACAGAAATAACTTTTGGGATGACAAAATTATAGAAATTCCAAAAGAGTATAAAAATATTACTGATAATATTTGGAATAAAACTAATTTATTTTTTAAGGGCCAGTACAAGATAACTGAGTACATGACCATACAGAGACAATACACTGGCGAAGAACTGAAGGTTCATGATGATAGGGGATATAAAACCACTTTAGAAAGAGCTATTGTAATTTATTTAAATGAAGACTATAATGGTGGAGAGATATGGTTCCCGCAACATGATGTATCCTACAAGCCAAAAGCAGGTAGCCTTATTAGCTTCCCAGGAACAGATGAATATCTTCATGGAGTAAAAGCAGTAGCGGATGGGCCAACTAGATTTGCTTTATCCAATTTTTGCTATTCAAAGTAAAGTTCTACCTCTGTAGCTCAGCGGAAGAGCAACAGACTTCTAATCTGTTGGTCGCTGGTTCGATTCCAGCCAGGGGTGCAAGGTCCCTATAGCTCAGCTGGTAGAGCAGCAGACTTTTAATCTGCGGGTCGAAGGATCGAAACCTTCTGGGGACACAACTGTTTTAGGCAACCAAAATGGTATAATACATATACCAAGCATTTCAAAATAAATAACATAGGAGAAACAAAATGGCAGCAGAACAAGGATCAGCAGCAAGATTAGTAGAAGTAGCATTAGCAGAAGTTGGAACTATTGAAGGTCCAAAAGATAATGAAACAAAGTATGGTAAGTTTACAAAGTCAAACTTTCAGCCATGGTGTGGTTCATTTGTTATGTGGTGTGCAGATCAAGCAGGAGTAAAAGTTCCTAATACTGTGTACACTCCAGCGGGAGCACAAGCATTTATTAAAGAAGGAACATGGCAGATGGCAGAAGTCGCAACACCAGAAGTTGGAGACATAGCCTATTTTGATTTCCCATCAGATGGTGTCGATAGAATTTCTCATGTAGGAATTGTTGTTGCCGTTAATACAGATGGCACAGTGGATGTTGTAGAAGGAAATACATCTTCAGATAAGAAAGGCGATCAAAGAAATGGCGGAGAATGCTGCCTCAAAAATCGTGCTTATAAAAAGAAGAATGGTTCAAAGCTTCGCAGAAGCCAAATTGTAGGAATTGTAGGATTTGGAAGACCATCATTTGGAAAGCCAGTAGTTAAAAAAGCTGCAGCACCAGCCAAAAAATCTGCAGTAAAAGGCGGAGGCGGAAAGCCTGCGGCAGCTAAATAATGTACGAGTATTACGTTAGAAAAGTAGAAGGTATAGTTGATGGGGATACAATTGATGTTCTTATTGATTTAGGATTTGATATACTTTTTGCATCAAGAGTAAGACTTGCTGGCATAGACACACCAGAATCAAGAACAAAAGATTTGGCTGAAAAAAAGCTTGGTCTTGAAGCAAAAGAGTATCTTAAGTATAAATTAAAAGATGCTAAATCTGTTAAAATTAAAACTGAAAAAATGGATTCTTCTGAAAAGTATGGAAGAATACTTGGATGGATATTTATAGATGATCAGACAGTGTCAATCAATGAACAAATGATTACAGATGGATATGCCTGGGGATATCTAGGAGATACCAAGGTCAAAGATTTTGAAGCACTTGCTAAAGTAAGGGCTAAGAAGAAATAGACAAGATATAAATATTTTGCTATAATAGTATACGGACTGCTCAATAGAGGGTCCGTATATTAATTTATTCGCTTGAAAGGGGAATAACATGGTTAACACCACATTCACACTGGATCTTTTTAAGGATCCATTTTTTATTGGTTGGGATCGCCAATTTAGAGATCTCGAAAAGGTAATGCATAATTCAACAAACTATCCACCATATAACTTGGTAGAGGTTAGTGAAGACACTTATATGATTGAGCTTGCTTTAGCAGGATTTAAAAAAGAAGACATTGCTATTGAACAAGAAAAAAATGTATTAACTATTAAAGGCTCATCGGTAGAAGATTCCAATAAGTATATTCATAAGGGAATCGGTGCGAGAAATTTTACTAGAACATTCTCTCTATCTGAGTATATGATTGTAGCGGGAGTTACAATGGAAAATGGAGTACTACGTGTACTTGTAATTAGGGATGTGCCAGAAGAAGCAAAGCCTAAGAAGTTTGATATCATGGACTCATTTACCCCAGAAGAAGTAGTATCTTCACCTATTGTAAACAAGAAAAAAAAATAGTATAATATAAATCTGCATCCCTTCATCGGGAAGTCGCAGATTTATGACCTGAGTATGTCTTTAAACTGCTCACTATAATTAAAGGATAGGTATGCCAGTATACGAATATAAATGTAGTCAAGATGATTCACATGCAGCTCTTGCTATAACTAGATCCATTTCAGAAAATGATCCAGGATATCAATGTGATCAATGTAAGTCCAATATGATTAGACATTTTAGCCCATTCGGCATACAGTTTAAAGGCAATGGATTTTATAAAACAGATAATCCTAAATAACTAAAGTGGTATAATTAACTAAGCAGACATGTTGTTTGCATAGGAGTAATAGTTGAAAAGGGAAAAGTTATTTAGAATAACAGCGTCCATAATGCTTGCATTTGGATGGCTTTTTATGTCCCCCGCCTATTCTGATGATCCCTTAAGCCTAGCAGATCAAGAAATTCAAGAGCTAAATAATAGCATTGATGACCTAGGATACAAGGATGAATTTATATCCTTAATCCAAGAAGCAGAAGAAAAGTACGACATTGCAGTATCTGCAAAAGAAACCCAGACCCAAACCTCTGACCTATATGATGACTCTCTTGATGCAGAAACCACGGCACTTGAAGAAAAAGAATTAGCCCAATCAGCAGTAGATGGACAAACAGTCACAGTATCAACTGCCCTAACCAATAAAAACAATGCCTATGATGCTCTTGGGGTAGCCAACATTAATCTACAAACAGCTCAGCAAGCATTAAATAATGCTGGTGGTGCTGGTTTATCATACAATGTTTATAGTTTAATCAGGGTTGATGGCCTTGCAGCCACAGATCAATTCTTATGTAGTGGAACACTAAATGGAAACTACATGACTCGTCCAGTTTGTGGTAATAGATATGAAAACTTTATAGTTAAATTTACTGGAAAAATAACAGTACCGTCATGGTTTACATCAACATATTTTGCAGGATATACAGATGATGGTTTTAGAATGTACATTGATGGAGAACTTGTAATTAATAATTGGCGGGAGCAAGGAACAATTTGGAGTGCTTATTCTCCTGTATATGATGTAACAAGCGATAAAGTTTTTGATGTAGAGATCTGGTGGTACAACGGTGGGGGGCCAGGATCCTATCATCTTGGATGGGGAATTCCTGGAGGATGGACTGGAGCAGGTTGTGACTATGCTGGAAATCCAAGAGTATGGGGACAAAACTTTAGTT